ACATCGTGGTTTCCAAGGATACAATGCATCTCAATACCATTGTCGTGTAGTTGTTTGAAGAACCTTGTCCGAACTTGATGAAGACTATTGAAATTCACAAACTTACGACGATCCATGAAATCCCCTGCATGAATGATCGTATTGATATTATTTTCTTTGAGATAGGGGAAGAACACATCATCAAAGAACTTCATAAAATAATCTAAAAATATTTGGGAGTCCCCACGGGCAGACCAGTGGGTGTCATTGATCAGTGCTATCTTCACTCTTGTCTCCTAAGAAGTTATCCAACGTAAAACCACCCAAAGGTTTCTTGTCTTTCTCTTTTTTGGGTGTAAACTTACTAATGTCTGAATCTGTTAATCGTAAATAATCTGCCTTGACATTAGTTGACTCAGACAAATCAACATCTTCATTGCTTTCTATCCATCTAGGAAATTTTCCTTCAACGTCAAGTTCTTCTAGCAGTTTGTATTTAATATACATCTGCTTCTTTTCTTTTTGTATTCGTCGTAAAAAAGCATAATAGATGATTTGTGTAAAATACGAGAATGGATTGTTTGACTTTTCTGGATCAAAGTTATGACAATACATTATGCAATTTTCAATACCATCACTAATCATTTCTTCTCTATATTCATAATTCATAAAGTTTGGACGATAGGATAAATGCGTTGCTATTTCCATAAAACATTTTCCTATATAATCGCTTACCGGAGGTCTAGTATCACCAGACTGCTCCGCTTCAACGACTTCTTTCTTCCACTCGGACATTGCCTTATAGAACTCTTCGTTGTCAACATAATGGTTTGTTTTTTTCTTGCTCATTTTATAGTTTTATCCTTGACAGATTTTCACGGGTTATTATAATTACATGTGTTCCGATTCATTATGAATTCATGGTTCTGGATTCCAATTCCTAAAATGAGTTTCAAAATCATTTGGATCGTCTTTCTTCTTTTGTTGTTTTCGTATCATTTTATCTTTTGCTTGTTGCATAAAGGTATCAATATCAAATTCAAAACCTTCTTCGTCGTCTTCTTCATTGAAAGACACAATACCACTCATAAGAAAAGCAAGGAATAGGGCGGGGGGGACAACAAAATTCATCATAACATTGCCCTGAGCATCGGTTGGGATTGGTTCTTCTTCTTGTTCTGGTATTTTGACTTCTGGTGTGTTTTCTAAATCTGTCATAATTTTGTTTTTAACATAAGTTTCTAAATCATTAGTAATATCCAATTCCCCGTCCTGAACCATCTCATTGTAGATATCATTCGTAACATCTTCCTTTTCTAGTTCATCAAGGTAAATCGAAACAATCTCTGGTTTTGGTGCATTATCCGTAATGATTTGATTTCGGTTGATGTTGAATTGAATTTCGTTTGTCATTCTTCCCCAAGGTCGAAGTATCATAAATTCGTTAGTACCGCCCATTACTGGTTGATCTAATGTGATTATCTTAGTGAGCATTGGTCGGTGGAGCGTAACATAAGATTCGTTAGAAGAGATTACCTTGCTGATGATTTCTTCTCCAGAAGCAAGTTTGTAGTTTCTGTAAGTTTCAGCCATTGGTTTCTCCTTCTAGATTTATCGTTATTGTTTTATAGTCAAATTTTTCAATGTTGTATATTTTCATTCTCTCGATGAAGTGTTTGAGTGTGTGGTTGCTCCAACTTTTCCAAGTCAAATCATCGCCGATATCATACAACTTTGCTTTGTCTTTATATTTAGACTTTCTCAATTGTCGTCCAATAGATTGAAGTACTCGTATTCGAGACTTAGAGGGTGATGCAAAAATAATATTGTGTAATCGTCGAATCGAGATTCCTGTAGAGAATGTACCATAAGAAGCAACAATTATTGCATTGTTATTTTCTTCGGTAAGATTTCGTACTTCTTCTCTGTCTTCGGAATCTGTGCCCCCGTATACAAAAAACACATCGTGTTCGGGGCAGGCTTCTTTGATAAGTTTGTGTAGATGCTTTCCGTGCTTTTCTACTAACTGAAAGAGAACAAGAGTGTTCCCTTTCAAGTTTTTTGCCATATTAGCAATAAATTTGTTTCTGGTTGGGTTAGTGACTAACCACTCCAGTTCATCAAAATATTTATTTCGGTTCATTTTTTTGCGGTTCTCTTTGGGATATTTCAGTAAAATGCAATCAATTGATAGTTGAGATAAAAGGTTTTTATCCATTAGATCAGAAGTTTTGATTACATTATACACTGGACCGAACAAACCTTCAATGACTAATTTGTGTGTTTGTGTACCATCCAATGTTCCCGTTGTCCCTATACGATATGGGCAATTCTTTAGTTTGCTCATTATACTGGTGAGGGATTTGGATTTAAACAAATGACACTCATCACCAAATGCTGCACCGAAATTGTCGAAATAGTTGGCTTTTAGTTTGTATATGCTCTGCCATGTTGAAATTACGATTCTACTAGAATCAATCTTCTTTTTCCCTGCATATACTGTATGACATTCTCTATTTGCATCAAACGAGGTGTCAGCCTGTGAGTATTCTTTGAAGTCTTCAAACATTTGTGTCACTAGTGATATCGTGGGAACGATTACCAAAATTTTCTTTTCTGGAGGAAGAATGTCCAGATAATATCTAATTAGTGCGTATATTATTAGGCTCTTGCCAGATGCGGTAGGAGAAAGAAGCAAACACCTATTATTGTTTATTGCGTGGTGTATTGCGTCAATTTGATGATCATAAGCCTGGAGAATTTCATCTTTGTATGTTGGTTGCAAATGATCGTTAACGAATTTAGCAATATCATTTTTTGATATATCGACTGGTTTGGTTGGAACATCACCGAAATCTATAGAGTAGTTTCTTTCATCTGCAAAAATTTTAACATATTTATCCAATCCCGCAAACAGAGTTTGCCCGTAGATATTGTAGAGTTTGATAGTACCATCCCACATTTTGTTTTTGTATGCCGGCATAAATTGATAGCCAGGAACTTTGAATGTGAAATAATCAGACAACTCTTGTGCAATACCCCTATCACACTGCACAGATATATGAACACTATCTTTATATTCAACAGTCAAATCGCTCATTGTACTATTTATGGTTGGAAAGGTGTACCGTTTACTACAATTTCTGTCTTACCACCAACATGTCCTGACCATACAACACACTCCACTCCTGCTTGTTTCAATAGTTCTATACCAATACCAACCGATTCTTTCCATCTGTCTGGTGTGATATCGAAGTATTGTTTATGACCTATAACTCTCTTTATTCCGCATTGTATAATTGCTCTTGCACAATCTGGGCAAGCAAACAATGGGCAATACATTGTCAAACCTTCTGTTTGTACGCCTAGTTTTATTGCTTTGTATAGGACATTACGTTCTGCATGTTCAACGTAGTGATATTTGTTTGGTCGTTCCCAGTATTCTTTCTTTTCTGGGATAGAACTGGGAATATTATTAGATTCCATACAAATGATACCCGAATTGTCGTTTGTAAGTAAGGCAGCATTTTGTGTGGATGGATCTTTTGATACGTTCTTGGCATATTGGTATAGATGTTTAAAGTATACAGGATGCATTGGATCAATTTTAATATCATATACCATTAGTGAATTTCCTCCATTCGATAGCGTTTTTGATTTCCCAGCCCCTACCATTGATACTCTTGATAATGGAAGCAAGATAGTCTACTTTTTCTTGTTGGAGGACAATTTTATCCGTCATTAAAGACACTTCTTTATCTGCGTAAATATATCTGTCCAAATCTTGTTTGAGAACCTTGAGTTGAAAGGCTTCCCACCCACGCCTTTCTAGTTCTTCTTCGGACATTTTCCCAGAATAATACTCCCATTTATCACGGAGGAGTTCACGCTTTTCAGATTCCAGTTTACGAAGGAATAGCCTTTCATCATGGAATAGATTTAGATACTTGTTGTGGAGTTGGGGTATCTTGAGTGATTCTATGTCAAGCATTGAATCATCAATTACCGAGTCTTTTGCCACCATTTTGCGAATGTCATCAAATCTCATATATTCAGTATAGCCCTATTTTGGGCAAAGTCAAGAACTAAATGTTGTGAATGTCGTAGGTAGTATATTTGAATGTTACGTTGGCAGTTAAAGGTTCTGGTGATGACGATGTACTATCGAATTCTAGTCCAGACAGCGTTTCTGGGATAATGTTTTTAAATTGAACTCGAAGGTTTGGTTGCATTGCACTATTGAGAATGAATAGATTTGCATCAGAATAATGGTGTGGTGCATCCTCAATTTCAGCAAAATCTTCTTCAGTTGTGATAGACATCATCCAATTGTAAATTTCAAGCCAGTTTGATAGATCTTCATCGACAAGAAACTGCATTGTTAGTGCTTCGTACTCTGGTAGACCAGATCTAGGAATAGTGATAAATTGAGTTGGTTGTGGAATCATTATAATACTCAGCCCCGGTAGATTGACATTCTGACAAAAATAGGTCATTGTTGAACACCTATCTAATTCCATTTTGAAATAAGTAGGCATCAATCCATTGATTTTATCTGGTTGCCTAGTAGAGCGATCCGTGTTTGTTTTAGAAAACCCAAACAAAGCATCTTTGTCCGAGGGTGGTATTGGTGTTTTTCCTGTTGAACTGCCAATTGTAGTCATAATGGAATCCTCCATACTATGTATAAACAAAAAGGGGAGTCCCGAAGGACTCCCCTAATCGATCAAGTTTTAGAACTATCAGGCAGTTCCACCAGCGTTGATACCGTGGAGGTTATCAACTCGGAAGATTCTGTAGTAGAGGTTGTTGCGACGTGCGCCGATGTTGTCTACTGATGAAGAAGTTCCGCGAGCGAATGGGTTCTCTACCATTCCATATCGAGTCTTGAACCCGATCTTTGGTTGGAAGGTAGTAGCATCAACTGCACGAACCATCTGGAGTGGAACATATGGGCAATAGAAGAGTCCAGCATCATATTGACTCTCACCACGATATCCTGCACAGATATAGTTGGTTGTAGCATATGGATCAACATATACCTTGGTGCGACCATTCAGAACACCAACGAAAGTGTTGCCGGTATCGTCAACTTCAAGGTTTCCGAATGCTGGCGAGTGATCAAGAATACCACTCATCGAAAGAGCAGAAGCGACATCACTGGATGTGATGACGATGTTGCCCTTGCCTCGTCGAGTGTCCTTGGAGATCTGGTTACATTCGCGTTCAATTTGGAACATAAGTCCACGGAAACGCTCTGCACTCCAACGTCCATCTGAGTCGCTTAGAAGGTCATATACACCTTTGGTTTGACCAGAAGCACCATCGACGGTAACACCATCAGCAGAAGCAAGATCGCTGTGATCTGCACCAAGAACTGCTTGGTTGTATACGGTGCGGATAACTTCTCGGTTAATTTCGGCGAGAATTTCACTCGAAAGGATATTCGAGAGTTCTGCTTCTGCGTCAAGCCCGTGAACTGCTTTCAAATCCTGTGCGAGTTCGGTGCTGTATGAAGCCTGGAGCATTCTGCTCTTTGCTTCAACGGCTACACGCTCAATACTGAATGCCATCTCGGCGGGAGACTTGCCTTCTGCATTTGAAGTTACCATTCCTTCACCGAAGAGATAGGTGCTACCACCTGTCTCTGATCCGCTAAGGGGATCGGTGCCACCATGTGTGCCTGCACCGCGAGCAGCAGCAGTAGTACCTGCCGAAGCAGTACCACCAAAGTCGGTATCGGCTTCATTGTAGAATGCTTCGGTTCCGCTTTGGTTAGTGTAACGCGAACGCATTGCAAAGATAAGTCCGGTTGGACCAGTCATTGGCTGGACACCAGCAATATCATAAGCAATTAGGTTTGGCATAGAACGACGAACGAGACTAATAAGAACAGGATCGAATCCTGCTACGCTACCGGCTTGCCCGAAGTGAGGAGAACCACCAGCACCCATTGCGTTTGTTGGGGCCGCTTCGTTGAGTGCTTGCTCTTGGTTCTCAAGAAGGATCGTAGTTACGTTCTTCCTATAAGTGGTTGGAATAGCAGGCAATTCAGCATGTTCGAGAACTGGTTCCCATTTCTTCTGTAGTTGTTCTGCTAATAATAGTTTTGAATCGTCCATTAGACTTTTCTCCTTGTTAAATTTTGATTATAGTGCCTTGTTTTCGGCTTTACGGATACGAGTAATTGATTTGAGATAACGGTCCATTTGTGCGGTACTAATATTTTCATTCAAAATGTTTTCTTCTTCAAATGAATCATCCGAACTTACCGAACCGTTGAAATAATTTTCTTTGAGAATGTTGAGTTTTTCTTCGTATTGCTCTGCATTCGAGAATTCAAGTCCTTCTGATAAACTACGAAGGGTTTCAACTTCGGTGGTGGTGAGACCGTTAGTTGATCTCATAAAGGAGATAGCACATTCTAAAATGTTGATTCTTTTTGTCATTTCAATATTAGACTGGAGTTGCTCGTTGAGTTTTTCTTCAAGTTTCTCCGACGTTTCGGTTGCTTCTGCTAAAGCATCAAAACTCTCATCTGGAATTTCAATGTTGTGCTTCTCAAACAACGATTTGAGATCGGTGATGAACGACTCTGCAATTTCGTTCTTGAGTCCATGTTCAATAGCGATTTCGTTTTCACTAGACCATTCAGTAACGACATAGTTGAGATATTCATCTAATTTCTCAGAAAGTTCGTTGCTGATTCGTTTTGTTTCGTTCTCAAGAAGTGTATTGTGTTCTTCTTGAATTTCAGCACGAATGGCTGTTGCTCGTTCTTGGAGTGCGCTCTTAAAAATAACTTCTGCTTTATTGCGGAAATCTTCTGAAAGATCTTCACCACCAAACAAAGCATCCATATGCTCTTTGGTTGCTTCCTCAGTAGCAGCAGATGGTTTAGCAGCGATAGAGTCTTTATTTTCTTCTTCTTCGTCTTCGTCTGCTTCTGGTTCGTTAACTTCGGCGGCACCCTCGTCGCTATGAGCAACTTGATAGAGATCTGCGTCCTCGATGCTGTCGGTATCAACAGTTGGAGTTTCTTCTCTTTTCTTGTTGGGTGCATCCACGTTTACAGCATCGTCTTCCATGAGTTCTTCGGACTCAAGGATTTCTTTTGCTAATTCTAGTGCTTCGTGGTCTGACATTATAATGTCTCCTTTAGTTCTTGCTTACTATGTATAGTTTTCAGATATTTGACAGGAAATGCCTAAATACAGAAAGTTTTGCTTGTTCTATAATTTTCTTGTCTGACTCAGACAATAACTTTTTATAATTCTCAACCACTCTTGGTTGGAGAATACCATTATCCCATATCCATTCTTTCCCTTCCATAATACCATTCACAAAAGCATCGGGAGCAGAAGGATCGGCAACGATGTCAACAGCAGCAAGCATAAAGTCTTCTTGAACGACGTTGACTCCATCTTTGTTAGATTTGATGGAACCCATGCCTCTAGAAGACACACCTAATTTGGCACCTTCATCGATAAGATTTTTGACGATTTTTCCATATGGAGTGTCTAGAATTTTGGCTTTTCCGATGATGTTGTTGTTGTCTTCTTTTAGTTCGGTTATAAGATGGGACACACGTTCAAGATTAAGAGATGGACCTTCTGGATGTCCAAGTTCTCCCATTGCTCTTTTGTTTTCGACAAGATCCTTTGTGTATCTTGCAACTTCATTGTTGAGGATATCTTTGGGGTAAACCCTACCATTACGGTTCTTTTTCTCTGCTTGCATAAAGACACCTTCGATGAAGTAGTTCTTTTTAGAACCTTCGGTTTCTTCGGTGATTGTGCAGTTGATATCTTCTGTTGTTTCGGTAATTAGGTACATTATTCATTCCTCGTCGGTTGTTGAACTTTCTTTTGGTTTACCAATATTTGCAGAAATTTCAAGTTTTTTATTTTGTACATATTCACCTGTCTTCTTATAGAGAACATTTTGTGTTTCGGATCTTGCTTGATCTATGTTTCCATTACGCAATGCATTTACAATATCATTGACAGTCATAGTCTAATTCCTTTTGTTTTGTTTATAACAAATTCAACAATTGTGTTGTGGTTTTTCTTATTTATAATAAATGATTTGGCGAATCGCTTCTGATTCTCCCTATCAAGCATTCCATACACCAAATTGACTCTTTTTATCATCGATTCGTCTAAATCTATTTTTGTTCCATCGTTCAGTTGTGTAAGGTTGACTAAAATGTCACCAAAATCTACAGACTCACCAAACATATTACGAATCTTTCGCCATATCCAGTTGTTAGGATTTTCTAATTCATCTTCAATATCAAATTTATCTGCAAGTGCATATGCGGCTTCTGTACCGTCATCAAACTTTCTCTTGTTCTTTTTTAACCAAGTGGTAATTTCTTTTTTTGTGTCTTCTAGGAGACACAATTCAAATTGACAATCAATACCTTCTTTGATACTTTGCTTAATGTATCTACGAGTTTCTCTCTTTGCAATCTTGGGACCAGGGAATATTTCCCATCGTTTTTCGTCAATGTACGCAACGACGGGTTTGGTTCTACCAAGACCAAGACTTTTCAAAACAACTCTCTTCCCTGCAATATCAAAAGAATCGATGAATATTTCTTTTTCGAGTCGAGGATCAAGAGCAATTTCGGCAGAATCTTGTTGGAGTTCTGTTTCAGCCTCTTCTTTAGGTTTTTCCTCTTCCTCATATATCTTACGAAAATCAGAAAAGGATTTTAGGTTTGTTGACATCAATAGTAATCCTCTGTTGTGCCTGTTGAGATGATGCCCTTCTCTCGTTCGTTTTCTATCTGAGCATCCATTTCTTTGATTTCTTCTTCGGTTTGATTGAGAACATTCTTTCTTATCCACTCCAAAGAGTAGTATTTACCGATATGTTCATTCATCATACCCAGAAGATTCATTCGTTCGTTTAGAATCTCATTATTTTTGAGTTCAGTAAAATATGAATCTCTAGCATATTCAAACTTGACATCATCTTTGATTTTTTCCCATTCGTCTTCTTTCATTATGCCGCGAAGTATCAATTGGACTCGTAGTGCCTGTAAGAACAACTCTGAAAATTTGGTTCGTTGCTTTTCGATAAACTTGAAGAACTTCAATTCGTCTCTTGATATTTCAGCAGATCTGCCCATATTAAAACCATTATCCGCTTCAAGACGACTAATAGGAACATTCAATGCACGATACAATTTCTTTTTGAAATATTCAACATCTTCCATTTCACCGAGGTTTTCCCCACCCTGTAGAGTATCAATCTCGGTGCCTCTTCCACCTTCTCGTCTAGGTAGCCAAAAATCTTCAAGCATTGACATGTGTTTTTTGTCGTCACGAATTTCTCCGGTATTAACATCATATACCAACTTGTTTCGATATCGGTTCATTATGTCTCGGAGGTATTGCTCTGCTTTGTTCTTTGGAAGAGAACCAACGTCAATATAGAATATCCGACGCTCGGGGGCTCTGGATATTCGATAAATCACCACAGCATCTTCAATCATTCGTAGTTGATTGAGTGGTTTGATAATTTTGTGAAGATTTCCGAACACTCTCTTTTTGTCAATGTCATACATTCCCGAATGAACATATATGATTGAATCGGTATTGATTTTAATTCCCTCAACAGCATCAAGACCACCAAGTCTATCATCCCTGTCTTGATCGGTATAAACAAAGAATTCTTCAACATCTTTGATTACTTTGATACCATCTGAGCCCGTCTCTTTTTCGACTTTCCTAATTTTTCGGATGGATGTGGCGTCAACTGGTCTAAGTTCTTGAATGCCTTGCTTCTTATTTTTTGGGTTTATGACAATATGAAAATACATTTTTCCGTCAATGTACCACTTACGGAATATATCATAGCCTCGAACGCTAAAATGAAGAAGTTTTAGGATTTTATTAAATTCTTCCTGCATCGTTTCTTTTACTCTATCAGGAAGATTGACTAAATCTAAGTCCATTTGTACAGTTCTTTTGATATCATCTTGAACTATTGATTCGTTGATAATATCATCTATGGCACTATCCACTTCTGCGTGTAATGACATTTCTCTGTATTTCTTAATCAAATCGATATCGTTTTTAATGTTTCCATCAAAATCAACGTACTGACCAAAGAAATTGCCTGCTTCAATCGTTGTTGCCCCATCATCATAATCAGGTGGGACGAATGAAACAGGCTTACGAATGGTTGACTCTAAACCAACTTTATTCGTATTTTTCTTTTTACCAAATGAAAATCCAAAGAAATCGGGCATAATAAATATATTCCTTTAATCAACTAACCTCTTTAGATGTCCAATATTGATAGGTGAGTGTCACAGTAAATTCAGCAATGGTATCATTCGTATCAAATGCAACTTCCATTGCTCCAATGTTCTTCGGCCAGCAACCAATCAGATTGTATTTTCTAACTCCCTTACCCATACGATCTAGTTGCTCAACACTCCAGTCTTCGTATAGATTACTATCATCATATTTTACAGTGTTCTCAACGTGCTTATTCATTTCGTTGTGCCATTTTTCAAAATCAATGCGAAGTTTCATTTCTGCATCAGAAATTATTGTAATTTCCCAATCTTCAAATGTTCTATCGCCAGGAATTTTAATCACTCGGCCCCGATATGGTACTAGAATTTCCCCCACAGTCGCAGAAGGTAATGATGTGCTTTTAATCAGAAATTTAAGTTTCTCATTGTTTCCAACTTTGTTTCCTGCTTGCACCTGAAAGAGATTTTGCCTAAGACCTCCTCCTTTGAGTGCGCTGCTTTTATAATTTTCAATATCTGGCATATATGCCTCCTTTTAGAATTTTTGGTTTATAGTATTTAGGGGGCTCTATTGAAGAAACCCCCACAAATACCAAATTTTATGCACCTGCTACTTCGTTGAAATCAACTCCTGTACCGACTGCGATAAAGTTGAGTTGAATGAAGTTGATGGATCTTGCAGGTTTGATGTAGATGTCTGCAACAAATTCATTTCTATCAATTACGCTGCCTGGGTTGTTAGTTTCATCACATACAACCTTGAAGTCGTAAATGCCTCTTCGTCCCTTGACATCTCGGAGGAATGGTGTTACCATATTCACGAAACTTGCTCGGGTGAAAGCATCATTGAACTCAAACAACTGATACTTAGCAGCAGTTGCGATTGCCTTCTCAAGGACAATGAACAGTCTACGAACATTGATACGATCAAATGCACTTGGTTTTCTCTGCATCGTCTTATCACCGTAAAGAACTGTTCCTTCGCCGGGGAAGGCAACAACTGGGTTGATGTTGTTCTTGTAGAGTGTGTCGCGGTGTGCTTGCTTTGGATTGTAAGGCAATCGAATTACCCCACGAATTTGTCCACGGTTGAATCCTGCTGGACTCCACCAAGCATCGTTGGTAAACTCTGTTCGGGCAACCAAACCAGCGACATCTCCGTTGAGGGGAACCCATCGATAAACGTCATTGTAGGTATCGTACATATACTTCCAACCACCGTCAAACACACCATATGAAGATGATTTGTTTAGATCGTTGTTGTAGTAATCTACGATGTTTGTGGTTGCAGTCCCCGCAGAACTTTGTCCGACAGCATCTCCTCTAAGAGGAGAGAGGAATGCGACACAATCTTTTCGTGCATCGCAGATATCAATCAATTGTCCTGCAAGTGTTTGCTCAGCCGGTCCGCCTAAGAGAAGCGAAACATCTACTGTTTCTGCATCATCAAAGAGTTCATACCCGTTAGAGTAGAGCGAAGAGTTCGAGTACGTTCCGTTTACTCCACCAGTCATAGAAGCATAGAAGTTTCTAGCAAGTTTCTCGAAGTTACTACCACTTCCTTCACCGGCCGGTACAATACCAGATTCAATATCTGAGAGTAATGAACCCCATTCTCTACCACCAACCCCGGCACTCACTCCGCCAGAGAATCCAATAACATCTGGGTGATCACCCCACCAAATATAGTTTGACGAATCGTTGATAACTTTAACATAATAGTTACTTGTCCCGTCAAACTTCTTGGCATCTTTTGCCTTAGAAGCAGTAAATCGTTCAAGAACAGTTCCGCGTGTTCCGCTAAATCTACCATCTTCATCAATCACGACGATATCAATTTCGTCGTCAGTAGCGCCAGCATTTTCTGCGTTTGTTGATGTGGACGGAGTGCGATCAAAGTTACCGGCATATGCCCAAGTTATTGTTGCATCTGACGTGGCCCCGAGGTTTGTGTCGAGGGAAGAAACCGCAGGAGTGACTTTAATGTGGGTGATTTCGTTAGATTCATTTTGGTGATCTGCACCAGAAGCGCCACCACTAAATCCTGTTACAGTATATGTTGTATTTCCGAGACTGAGATAATCTCCTACAGCGACTTCACCTCGCATAGAAGTATCTTCAATTTCCAGTAAACTTGCACCGGCACTTGCACCAGTAATACCATCCGAGAACGAAACACTATGTGTATCAGACATTGAAACTTTTAGTGAGTTACCAAGAGTTCCGGGCCACTTTGCAGCCCAATAAATATCTGCTGATCCACTCAATCCCTGACTACTAGCACTGGGGCTAGTCCCTCCCTCTACGTCATTGAGGTAATAATCGTTACTATTTAGAAGTTGAATACCAGAAGAAGATCCAGAGAATGATACTGCGGTGTCACCGCGAGTTCCGTTCCCTGCTGCCACAGCATTGTATGCATCGTTTGTCTTTCGTACGACCTGAAGACTGTTTCCATACCCTAGGAAGTTAGCCCCAGTAAAGAAGTATTCGGTTGGGGCGTGATCGTCGCCAACTGTTGGTTTGCCGAATGCACTTACGAGACTTGCTTCCCCATCAATAAGAACAATCTCTTCACAGGGGCCCCAGTTAAAGTAACCAGCGACTCCAGCCGAAGTAGTAGCAACAGCGGGTACAATGTTTGTAAGATCTTTTTCGGTGACGTTTACGCCTGGACTAATTTGAAATCCCATTGCGCTTTCTCCTTTGTGTTTTATCCTAGCGATTCGCTATGAAATGTTATTTCTTTCTTCATATATATAAATCTATCGGATTACATCACCCAACCACCATCAACTTCCCATTGTTGCCCCGAATCATCAATATATGTAGTCTCTTGAGAACCCAAACCATCCTCAATGAACCCAAATGGGGTCATATCATCTTCAATTTGTTTCATTTTTTCTTCATAAAGGTCTTTACGAATATCAAGATTGGTCAATTCCTTGAAATATGATTGGGTTGTCAACCATCCAAACAGAACTAAGGTCATCACCAAGTCATCGTGATGTCCTGTTTCCGCCTGATATGATTTTTTCTTAGAGATGAATGAAACGAACTCTTTGATAATGTCAAAATCTTCAACAATCAATTTATCCTCTTCAACCATACTCTTCAGAAGAGAGCATCCGACTCTCTTTACTGCTTCTGTTGTTCTGATTCCATATTGACTCTGCCCAGAACCAAATCCACCATCCAGAGTTTGTCCCTTTCTACCACGAATAGTAGTAACCAATAAATGGTCATATTCCATTTCGTGATGAAGAATGTCTGCAACCTGTCCACCAATATCATTCAATTCCACAAGAATGTGTGCTTTGTTGTATTGCATTGCTGCTGCATATATCGCATTTGGATATACAAGTGGTGACATTTCGTTATTTCTAAATTTGGCAACTACCCTATATGGCATAGAAGTAATATCCACAATGGTGAATGCGTGATAATCTAAACCCTGTCCTCTCGAAACATCAACACACATCACATAAGTATGGTCTTCTTCTGGTTCAACCAAAACATCGAACCCTTCATCGTTTTTGAATACGGGGTCGTTGTATGTCAATTCTTTCAATTTCTTCGATTCAATGAGTGTGTTTACACTACCCACGAAGTCACAATTATGAGAAACTAAACCATTTGAAAAGTATTCGTGATTTTCAACTTCGAGAATATCAAACAAATCAATTTCATCTTCAAAAATATTAACAAACGAAACTGGCGAGGATTCCTTTACACCAACAATAAAATCACCGCACAACAATTCTTTACTTTTCTTCCAACCATCTTTAGTTTTTACTTTATGGTTCAATGAACATTTAAGTTCTGTGCTTTTGGTTGAAATTGTAGCGTATTCTGATTTTGAAAGTTTTCTCATACCAGAGAACGACTTCCAACCAGAAGGTGTCATTATTTCATATTGTGTGTTTTTTATATGTTCTTCCACATTATATGTATGAATCCTACGAATTCACATTCAATAAAGGAAGTCAAATGCCTCTTTCATTGACACTTCAAACTCTTCTTGTGTGTCCTTATCTCTTACAGTAATCATCGTATTACCATCTAAACATTCAAATTCCGTGCGGAACTGTTGTTCAGAGGTATTGGCAATTGTTTCTTCTTTCCATTTCTCATCACGACCAGGCACCTGACTCCAATGAATCTCAATGGGTACATATGAATTTCTACCATTTAATGCATTGTTCCAGAATTTATAGAATAGATTCATACCGTGCGGGGTTGAAACCATCAAAACTTTTGTAGTTTCACCCGAAGTAATGGTAGGATATACCGAACTGAAGAATTCATCTGCCACTTCGTGCGGAACGAATGCAAATTCATCAAGGAAAATAAGATTGAACGAACTACCACGAATTGCACTGGATGAGGTAGCAGAAGCAAGAATTCGTGAACCATTTTCTAGTTCAATTGTACCCTTGTTCCATTGCTCAACACCTTGTTGTAACCATTTAGGAAGGTGTTCATATGCAAGTTTCAACCTATGCAGAAGTTCCCTTGCTGTTGCTTGTTTATTTGCAAGGATAGCAACACTCACTTCTGCATTGAATAGTACATAATGTAAGAGATATGCAATTGTGGTTGTAGATTTACCAGACTGTCGTGGGAGTTTGCAAATCACAAAACGATTATCGTGAACCGTATTTACAATGTGTTCCTGAAAATCATATAGATCAAAATTTACCAAACCTCTATCGAGGTGAACAATCTTCACATACTTTTTAATGAAGTAGATGGGGTCTTGCTGGCATTTCAGATACTCTCCGATTTGCTCTGTGGTAAAATCAACATTGACACCTTTTGCTTTTAGGTTGGGATTACCAAGATAATGATCAATCTTCTCCGCCATCTTTTTCCTCTACTTCAACATCAATAACTTCAAATTGTTCTTGTTCTTCAATTTCTGCTTCAAGCATTTCTTGTTTTTGTCTTTTTAAGAGTTTCTGAAGTTCCGTTGTAGATCCAACAAACAAGGAGTTGTTGGTAATGTTGTTGGCTTTCTGCCCACTGTCTTCCTTTTTAATTTGCTTCATCTTGTTGTGCATCTCCAAAAGGTCTTTATTTACCTCTGAAATGGTCTTAATCATCTGGGCAGCAACTTCATAGGCTCTTGGGGCTTCTGTTTCGGAAGCAACATTCAGAATACCATCGATAGCATCGTTTCCAACATCAATGATGTCCTTTAGATTTTGCCTTACCAGATTATAATCACGCTTTAATTGCATTTCTTGTGCGGTAGGAACTATAGGTTTTGGTTCTTCGTTTGTTTCTTGTGGAACTCGTTCAATATCTAAAGCATCGGACAACTTATCATCAACATTCTCTTTGTCACTCATGTAATAATCTCTCCATCAATATCAACATCACCAGCAGTAGAACCAAATAGATATGTATTTTTGGTTGGTGTGTAGTTGGACACATCAGACGATGCCCCAGATGGACCGGTAACACCAACATCGGTTCTAGAAAATGCACCAGTAGTTCCAGCCTCATGTGCCGTTTGATTGAATATAGTTCCTTGAATCTTTTTGATAATTGCACCAGAAAGTATTCTACCATAGACATATGATTTGGCAGTAAACCCGAGTGTCCAAGTGATACTTCTTCTCGACTCAAAATCCCCCTCCCAGTCTTCCTCTGGTTGTACGCTATTAAGGACAATCGGAATATCTACTTTTCTGTTATGACTGGTTGGATTAATACTCACTGTAAATTCAGGTGTAAAGTAAGGGAGTATTTGCTCCATGATTTGAAGACCGTCATCCATAAATTTAGCCATTATGTATAGATTGAAATTTACGTTGTATGGTACTTCTGCATATGAGTATTTCATCGAACTGTCGGAATCTGGATCTTGTCGTGCATACCTCTCCATTGTTCCTCGTTTTCTGATTGAATCGTAGTCGATTGATTCAATATCAAAACTCATTCGAGGGAGAACTAAAGCAACTTGACTTCCATCGGCTGTAGTAATAGAGCCTCCTTCATCAATACGTCGAAGATACTTCTCCTTATTTCCATAAGCGAGAGGTACTCGGATTGTCTCTTTCTCTGTTCCGTCTGCATTGTATCGTTTCACATAGCAGTTGTTAAAGAGTGAACCAAAAGCCACCACTAAATTTCTGATTGATTTGTTGTCGAAGTGTTGAAACATCAATATTCCCCATCACTGAAAGGATCAATGTCGGTGAAGTCGAAGAGGTCATCTGCGGTGACTTGGAAGTCATCACTCATATCGAATGGGTCTGGTGCAATGATTTCAGTGGTGTCTGATTGCGTAGAGAATGTTCCAGTTGCACCCGAATCAGATCCAGTAACAATATCAGATCCACTAATTGAACCGGACACACCGTGTACTCGTAATGTCTTGGTAGAGGAAGTCCACAATACTACCTTAGAAGAAAAACCACCAGCAGTTGTTGCGGATTCACCAACAACAAATGTTCCGGTTGAATCCGAGAATACTAAATCAATAGCAGTTTCTTGATTGGTAGTTTCTACTGCATCTACGTCTGACCAACCAGTTTCCATGTCTTCTTGACTATACTGGAAGAGTTCACATGAGAGTTGATAGGTATAGAGTTTTCCAAGTTGATAAAATGGATTTTGATGCTCGACAAACTTGATCTCGAATAACCCCTTTGATAGAGGAAAGTATATCAGATCGCCTTCGAGTGGTCTGTCCATTGATAATTCTTGCTCGAATCGTTTTTTTGATACAACAAGACTTATCGAATCTCGAACTTCTAATCCAAATTTTGAAATGAAATCCCCATCTCCCTCAAACCCATCAACGCTTTCAATATACATCTCGATTTGAGTACCACCTTCAAATTTACTGATAGTGTCCTCCCCAAATATTTCATCCTTATTGACAATAGTTCGAGGGATGTATACCATATCTTGACCGTGAATCTTGATTGATTCTATGGTAAGATCTTCAACGATCTTTTGCTCGTTGCTAGTATGCTTGAAATATGAATTTCGTGCCATTTATTACCCTACAATAAAGCCAGGTGGTTCTTCAAACTTTACTTGAATTTCTTCTTCAATTTTTAAAATTTCATCCTGTGCTTGATCAAACAACTGTTGCCCATTGAATGATACACCACCGGGCAACTGAATACTCTCAAATTTTGATAAATTTGAACCCCATTGTTTTTTAAATAGGGCGGTAACATATTGTTTTAGTAGTCTATCATCAAATACTTTTGTAAAGGTTTCTGGATCAATAGCGGCCCACGCTTCCATAGTTAAATAATCACCAACATCTACTTCATCGTCCCATTTCATATCAAGGTATAAACGCATTGTTGTTCGTGTAAATCGGAACGACTTTGCTGGATCAAGCATCTGCTGGATTAGTGCCATATTTTGACGTACCATTGCATAGTTAGTCATTGTTCCTCCACTATGCCACCCATACCAATCATTTAGAGCCATTTGATACTGCATATCAAACATGTTGCTTGATCTGTTTGAGAATGTGAAGAGGTTCGTTATGCTTAAAACCGAATCATCTACATTTGATAAATCGATATAACCATTATCTATATCGTCCTGCGTAACAGCATGTGTCAGATAAAGTTTCTCTGCCCCGTCATAATGATAGTCTGCAAAAAACTGAAGTGCATCATCTAATCGATCCTCAAGTTGAGAGTCATCCACATTGATATCGATTACAGGGCTACCAAGACGGCGAAGAGCATAGTCTTTGAGTTGTTGTCTTGATGATGGTATAGCCATATGGAACGTCTCTCCTCTTTGTCTCTATATGTATAAGACAAGAGGTTAGATAACAGCCTCTACCTCATAATCTTCCAATAAGCATTCAATATCCTTGAGTCCCGATGCAGATATTTTGACATCTAGTCCCAACTCACTCAATTTAATTTTATCCCACTTGACAATAATTTCAGGTGTTAGAGATTGTTGTAGTTCTAGAATGAATTTTTGCTTATTGTCGTTTGACATCTCAAAAACACCCTCAGAAGTCTCTGTACTATACTTTTCAATCAATTCTGTTTGTATTCTTTCGATTTGTTTGAGGTGTGGATTGATGTCTTCCAATAGCGATTTGAATCGAAGGGTTGTTTGGATAGGAAGAGGCTCTTTTAGTAAATGTTTGAATGTAGGATAAGCACGATATAGTTGTTCATAGGTTAGTTTCATTTTGTACTCCAATCTTTCTAGACAATTCCTTTGCTTTATCTGTATTATCTATACCACCAAAAATATGCTCCCACATTGTCATCACAAGTTCATGAACTGTATAAGCATTTGGATCTAATTCTTCTTTTGGTGGGTTGCTTGGGACAGATAATGTATAATTTTCATCCTGCTTGTTTGTTTTCTTTAGTAAAATCAAATCATGTAATCTGTTGATATATCTGTTTCCCTCTTTCCAAGGCATAATACCACTAATTTGATTTTCCCCTGTATATAAGATATGGTGTTTGTTGGGTTTGTATTCTTGTGCAACTACACCTTCGGGTAATGCATATTCTGGTTCGACCTCTAAAAACAATTCAAGATCGAATTTTTGCCCTTGGATTTCAATTGTACCGTCTGCATAATGATGAAAACTCATATTTTATTCGTACCTCACGTTGCTCCCATTACTTTCATGTGTTGTTCCAGATGTTTGGGTGTCTGCATAAATTTGGGAATCTAAATCTGCATGGAACCCTGTTACACCAGCCGGTTCATTTTCTGCTGTTGCTCCGTGTACACCAATGGTAGAATCTCTTGTTGCATTATATCCGTCTTCGTTGTTATATCTAGAAGCACTATAATTGGCATCAACATATGAACCTTTATCTGTTTGGTATCCGGCTCCCGTGTTACCAACACTTCGACTGAAATTTATATCACCACTAGAATATCTTTCAGCATAAATGCCTTTCGGACCTTCTGTTGCCGATTGTGTTCCGTTTCTATATGATGACAAATATGATCCAGTAATATTGGACGCATTGGTTATTTTAATACCAGAATGTCCGTTATATGACGATCTACTATGACTAAGATCAGCATTGGAGTTGTCTTTGATGTAAAATCCATTCATACCATTTCGGAATGAAAATGAACCGGATCTGTTTGACCATCCATATCTTTCATCTTCAATTGTTGCAGTACCACCTGCACCCACCCAAGTAGAAACATCATCGTTGTAGTGGTTGTGGAACTTACCAGTAGAACTATCAGAAACTAAAAATCCATGTCCACCATTAAAACACGACAAAGATCTTCGGAAGTTTCCATATGAGTTCTTTTGAATATATACCCCAGTGTCAAAATTAGCAGCAGAAATTGCATTATCTGCATCAATGGTGCTTGATTCTTTAACAACAAATCCGGTACTACATCCAGAAACTGTTGAAGATGTTGCTATGATGTTACTACTATCTTCTACCACTATACCTCTATAGCACCCACTCACAACCGAACCAGATATGTCGGCATTCGAGTTCGTTTTAGATACGATTCCATTTTCAAACCCAACAACACAAAGGTTGGTTGATGAGTTTAGAGATCCTGAATCTTGAATGCTCAACCCAACCGATGAATCTGTTGGTGCTGTTCCTCCTGACACACCATCAGCAAAACCAGGTCCACACAACACTAGATCCTGAATGCTACCAAGTGCTGATCCACCGATTGCAATACCTGATGTACCATCAAAGTTTAAACGACAAGGAAAATGCCTAATTTCAATGTCATTTCTATAAGTTGAAACTAAAAGATCCCAAGTGATTCCATCTGCACCGTGAACGGTATCCGCTCCCCCCTCACCGCAAGCATCACAACCCCAAGTGACCCCATAGTTTCCTGTTGCGCCGGCAGTGGTTCCACTATATGGTAAACCCGTCCCCACAACCTTTCTGTTTGCAGTTGCACCACTCACCCAAACATTACCGTGCATTGCCCCAACAACAACATCGTCGTTAAATTTGGCTCCTACTGGATTATATCTTAACCCCTGTGGTGTAATATATGCAGTTGCACCTGCACCAGAACCACCAGAGTGCATTCCATTACTTCCTAGAGGATTGTCTTGAGTCGTGGAGAATGTTGTTGGGTTATAGTGTCGGATATGAACAAGAATCGAGTTTGATTTGTTTCCATTGTTGTCTTCATCAATTGCAATAATTTCATGACAACCTAAAATAAGAGTCTTTCTAAGTGACAATGTTCCATAATCGGAAGTCAATCCTGTCCCAGTAGAATCCGCATATTCGTAATTGAAATCTGTTTCTTTTCTGGTGGGTCCTGTAACTCCGGTGTCCACATAGGAAATGTCCCTGACAGATATAAAATCACCGACTCTCATATCACCAAGTGCATCTTCAACCAAAAACTCAGCAATATATCCACCATTAGCATCATCGTTTACTGCTCTTAATGAAGTGTCATAGTATCCGATACCTGTTGCGTTTAGTGTATTAGATACTTCTCCCTTAATGTGAATTTGGGATGCTTGTGGGTGCGTTACAATCAACGAACCACCAGAAATTTGATATTCATTCCAAGCAGTTGTTGTACGATCAATTTTCTGTATTTGGATAGTTACAGATTTTCCTTTTTTGATTCTATAGTTATCAAGAAAGTTCAATGCACCCGTAAGTGTTGCAAATGGAAAACTAATAGAATTCAATTGACCAGAAGTGTCACTGCCTCCGTTTCCAGTTACATAAACATAACTGTTTGCACTGATAACTTCCTGAACAACTGATGAATCGGTTGGTGCATTGATTGCACTATTTGAATAATTACAAGTCATTTAGTAATCCCTATGGTATTTCTGCTTCGGCGGTATAATGGAAAGATATTTTATTACGATAACCCGCAACAAGAGTAGTCCCTCCGGGTTCGTTATGACCACCATCTACTCTATATCTTTGCATTGCATGTATATTAGTGTCGCTGCTATATATATTCTTAACATTATGATTCAAATCACTTCCGTTTTCGTAGTGAACCGAGTGAAAGCCGTCTTTTTGACCGGTGCTGGGATTGTACGCAGTTACTGTTGGGATATTATTCTTTCTTGTTCGGAAGGGCATATTGAAGTGTGCAGTAGGACTAATTATCCAATCGTCAACCGTTCTACAACCCATCCAAGAAACAGTTCCAGGCACATCTCCCAAGAGGTATGATTTTTCATAATACCGTTCAAGTTTAGTAATTTCTTCTTCAAAATTCATTTGTCTATATGGAGTCCACACAGTACCCTCTTCAAGTTTCACTTGTCCCAAATACCAATAATCGCCTACATTTGCCCCACAGTTCACTTGACCTTCAATCCCAAGAAGATTTGCTTCCTGCCAGGTATTTTCTAGTGCTTCTGGTGCAAGATATGTTGGTGTTGAAGACATCCCCCACCAAATTCGTAGACCTGCTTCGTTGTGCCATCCCCCAGCCCAAGCAGCAGAATCCCATATGGGTGTGGGTACTGTCATTATAACTTTTTGCCATGTGTCTGCTTGTGTGATGGTGTACGTTGATGCATACGAACGGGTCCAGTTTTTGTTTCTGAATGTTACACTATATTTACCAACAACATTAGATTTTGTCCAGAAACTGAGAGTCATTGATCCTGATGCAAATAATCTTCTCCAATCATATCCTTCAACATGATATTGTAGCCCAGAATAATCAATACCTCCAGAGCCCGGTCTGTGAACGGATGTGGTGGTAATTTTTAAACATTTTTGTGCTGGTGAAACGTCTCCACTTTCCAACCAACTGGTTGGAATCATAGCATCCTTTTGTTCCATTGTGTGTCTGGAATTTCCTTGTCTATAATAAGAGAATCTGTCAGCAAGATATGTTCTATATTCCATGTCCGAGGCAGATCTGCCTCGCTGCCAGAAATCAAAATTACCGTTTAAGATATAATTTTCATTAGATCTGTGGGTACTTACGAAATTTGCACGGGTCTTGTCATAAACTAGTACATCGGCGTGCCTTGCAACATTACATGTTCTCCACACACAATCATCACTATCTGTTTTTTGTGTGATATCGACATCTGCAAGTTCTATAAGATTGACATCAATGAGTGCAGCGTTTGCTTGTGACGAGGCACGAATTATCCAGTTGATAGCAATGAAGGGTTGCATGTTGTTGTGAGCCAACCCACCACCTTCATTTTCCACAATGACATTTTTATATCCCCTACCAGCATCGTTATCATCACCGACCGTGGGGTTATTACAATAATTGTGCCAGTCGTTTGAAACTACTGGTCCCCAAGTATTAAATCCAGAACATGTATCTGGTCCAGCCCCATGTACACCATCATCTACTCCAGTATAAGCACTGCTACCAATGCTATTTCCTTCTTTGGGACCATAAGGAAGACCATCGATTGTTTGTGCGCGAGTAGCATCATTTGCCAACTCATCAATAAATGCTTCATACTTAGCAGTGTGTGCGTGTGATGGTATTTCCGATTGAGTTAAAAAGTGCTTTTCTTCTCCACCAACATCACCAATCGTCCTGTCACTATAAGCAGAATTATCTTTGTTTACACCAATTGGTCCCTTGCCTCTAAAATCTGGTAGTCGATATAATGCACCATAAATAGGTCCAAAAGTATCACCCAAAAGGGATGATAATTCAGGATAATCTGAACTGGAGAACTGATCGCCATCACATAATAACCATCCAATTGGAACGTCTGTTTCATTTTTTCCAGACCAAGGCATTATAGAACCAACCGGAGTAACTTCATTTAGTTCTACAATGTTGGTTGCTTGTATACCATTCATTGATCCAATGTAATTTACAACAATACCAATTTGACTGGTAGTTGTTACTAACATTGTTTTCTTTACAGTTCCCGTTGCAGTTGGTGCAGAATCCGTCAACGCACCGGGAGTCCCGGTTGATAAGAAGTAAACTCTTCCTACTGCCAAACCAGACATCCCTGCGGTGCTGATTTGACCTGCAAACACAATAGTAAAAGATGATCCTGCTACACTCTCAACAATTCCCAATGCTTCAGAGTTACAAGAAGAATCTGCCTGTGCTTTTGTCCAAAGAGAACCGTCATGACGCAAGACATCACCAGCCACAAAATTGTGACCTGGTTGATTTACAGTTGCTTTGATGCCAGCACCTGCTCCTGATAATTGTTCAAATGCGCTACTACCCACGTCGTTCTCCTAGTGAATGCTTGTGTCCATATGGTATATAGATTTCCAAAAATATTGTCCGGCAGAAGATATACTTCTGTCTACTCTCCCTGCACTTGTCCACATTATAATGTCTGATGTTGACGCCCCATTTGTAATATTGATTGGTAATGCTCCCGTTCCCCACCCGTTTGCTATAACTTCAATAGCATTTACACATTTACTTGTTAATTGGATGGTGATAGGAGTCATTCCTGAATATGGATAAGGTTCAGTATTTATCTCAAAACAATAACTTGAAGTTGTCCCAGTTGCAAGACCACCACCCACATCAGATGCAAATATTCTCTGGTAATATCTCTTCACCATCGATTCTTCGACAGATGGATGTCTATATTCCCAATCTGTTGCCACTTTTCCTGCTTCAAGTTGAACTCGGGAAATATCAATCCCGGCTGTTACACCAGCAGACCAAGATCCGGGAATTGCCCATCGTAACTCTAACCAGTGTCTTTTTGCTGTATTGTTATTTACACTAATAGGTATAGTTTCGGACACAGTGTTAAGTTCATCAACTGGCCAGATTTCAAATGTGTGTGTGTGTTTTGTGAAGTTTTCCGAATTAGACAAAGATGTTAGTGTGAATCCATGATCTGTAGTAGAACCATCTCCCACCCACCCATAACAAGCAGAAGCACCACCGTTATATGTTCCTCCATCAACAGATCCATCTGTTACTTGCCAAAGCGTTACATTAACATCTGCATTTTCACCACCAAGAATAGACGTTTTTGCCCAATAACTTAGAGTTGCATATGATGTAGATGTTGAATTTGAGAGAGAACGGACATCTTCGATTCGATGTATCAACCAAGCAGTTGCTCCAGCAACTCCATATTTATCGAAACGAAGATATGTTTGTGGATTTGGCACATAAGTTTCAGAAACATCCGTATCAGCGTCATGACGCATCTTATAGACATGTACAGTTGAAGAATTTCCGCCCCAATTAGAAGAACCTGAATTTATCATCCACATATCTGCATGATAACCAGTGTTTCCTCCACTAAACTCAAAGTGTGTTCCGGTTGTTCCGTCCCAGTATTGGGCACCATGAGGATATCCCATTACCAGTCCATCTTCTGCTCTTTGCCACCAATGAAAATCACCATTAATGACTCTATTTCGGAAACTCAAGTTGGGAATAGCACCGGGATCGGTCATATACCCCGTTGCTGTATCATACATCATATCTTCTCCGGTACCTCCTGCAACTCCTCCTGTTGCGGGAACAACCGTTCCGAGATAGTTCACAAAAAGTGCTTCGGTGGAGTTAATAGCAACTAGCACAGTTTTTCTGATGGTGTCTTCTGTTATTGGTTCTGCACTGGTAAATCCACCACTATTGGTTGAACTATCAAGGAAATACACTTCCCCTGCTGTCATCCCTGCTCCGTCAAAGGGCGCGCCGCCGCTCATACCAGAAAGATCTACAATTCCGTCATATACAATTACATATTGATCTTCTGGGGCAACCCAAGAACCTTCGATGGTAAGACCCGGGGTGTCTTCTACTATACCGATAACTTCTGCACTTACCTTATTATCGTTGTACGATTTACCATATGTTGTTCCTTCGGGAATGAATCGAACAACATCACCAGAAGTAAATCCATGTGCGGTATGCTGAATAATCTTTCTGTTAGTCCATTTATGATCAAGATACTTATCGCCAGACATACCTGTTGTTGGGATACCATATTGTGCTGGTTGGTGGTGGAAGGAAGATCCATAAGTAACTCCACCCACAACAATGTCACCATCTAATTCACTGATCTGAACTGTACCTTTTTTACTAAGGGACAGAGCCTCTTTTGTGATACCACTAATGGTATTTTCATAGAAAAATACAAGTCTTCCTTGAACATCGACTGCTGAACCAGATTCTGTATTCTTTCGGATTGTCCATATTTTACTTTCGTTGTCAAGTTGACGGAAAGTAAGATCCATATCATCGTCTACCACAGAGAATAGATCAAATGATTTGTTCTCGGAAAGGAATCTTGAATCTGAACTAAGCATCAGATCAATGTTTGATTTAAATGAGTTGAATTTGAGTCCACCGCTTGTTACGATATAGTCGTATGTGAACTCTTTATCACCAGAAGCACCCTTGATGATAATTCCTGCCCCGTCTAGATTTTGATCGTTTAGGTATGCGCCACTACCATCTGTGGTATTAGATGCTGCCAAGAATAGATTAACATCATCAACATACAATTCACTTGAATTGATGACGGTAGTTTCGCCATCAAAGTAAATATTTCCGTAAAATCTATGATCTCCGCACACTCCGTATGGGAGTAAGTCTTTTGCTGGAATGTGTCGAATGGCGCCCGTCCCAGTAGATGTGTCTGAAAACGCATAATAGTCATCTTCGTGTATCCAAGCACCAGAAATTCCACCTGTAGCATCTGGGAGATTCTCGAAATCTAGTGTTAATATTCTACGATCTGTGCTGACATCAGGATTGTTTGCTCCTGTTATACTAGAATCTGTGATAAATCGTAAACCGTAGGTGTAGTCGCTGGCAGCAACAGGAGTAGTTCCGTCAAAAAACTCATTTACTCCAATGTTTACTCGAAGAGTGGTGGTTCCATCGACTGCACGATATCTAGCAAGACCCCAACCATTATCAACATCATATACATTGATGTTGTTAACAACATCAATCATATCATTACTTCTCAAAAACCATTCATTGAATGTGTCGGAGAGTTGAAGTGGTTCAACATAATGGAGACTACTAATGCTCATTTGTTCTGTTCCTTAGATAACATCTCTTGCAATAAGGATTTGACATTTTTCAGTTCTTCTTCTAGTGTTGCTATCCGCTTCTTTTCTAATTCTTGTTGGTTTATCTTGATATATTGATTTTTATTTGTGTTAATAATAGCATTTGATATATTATCCCTATAAAGATATTTCTCTCCATCAACTCGTACCCTATTTAGCATCAATATGTTCCTTCATCCTGCTCGGGTGCTTCTTCTCCAGTAACTACGCCCATCGTTACTTCTATGGGAGCAAGAGATACATCATAAAGAGAATATGTCTTCATCTTTTTTACTTGTGGAATATCTGTTTTTGTGTCGTCGCCAGTAAGCACCACTTTAACCATAAAGGACACGAACCCGTGGTTTAGGGTTTCATCTGTGTCTGTATAGGAGTAGACAAACTCATAAAAATCATTTTCTCCGACACCAACAGGATTATAGTTTAGTTCTGGTTCCAGTTCAAACCACTCTTTATTATCAATTATTGCTTCATTTTCTCGAAGACATTTTGCGTAAACTTTGATACCAGTACCATATGGTTTTGAAGCATCTAAAACTACTTTGAGTATGTTGCCCTTTGTGTCCATTCTTACTTGTTTACCAATGTATCTTGCAAATCCTTCATTTTGTGTTGGTGCGGATGTGTTGGTTTCATATGATGTGTCGGTGCCCATTTCATACTTAGCAGCAATTAAACTTAATCTATCAACATCAACCATTGGTGTTAGGGTTTCATCTTCGGTAGATAGTGTTGCTTTTGCTAATTCTTTTCCTGCTGCTAAATCGTATTCGTTTCTTTTTGATAGTTTAGTTGCTGTGTTGGGCTGTAATTTAATAAGAATATCAACATCGTTGACATTATACTCGATAGAGGTGAGAGGGTCTTTAATATACTCAGACAGCAATGTTATTTCGTGCGCACTAGGACTGCTCACAACCTCACCGTCAGAATTGATTGTTGTTGATTCCTCACCAATAAGGTACAGAACACCTGCATTAGAAACACCAGTATCATACTTTGCTCGGTTTAACCGGAACATCAATGAGGTGTTCATGTTTTCTTTTCTTGCACCGTTATTCTGTGGTTCAAACATTGTTCCAATATATGGTTGTTTGGATACTTCATTTGCTGTTGCAGTCCCATCTGCGGTAATTCCTTTTCTGCCAAGTTCACTTGCCCACATTCTATATTTTGAACTATTTGTTTTGAATATTACAGCATACTCCCCCGATTCGAGGAAAATGGGACTACTAAAATTAAATCGAGTGTAGTTTGCAGGATTCGGACCCGAACTAGAAACCACAATATTGCTTGCATTAACAGAAATTTCTGATAATGGAATTACTGTTGTTGGGTGTGGGACGTTATTCTCGATTGGTCGCAATTCGATAGAAAATGGAAGTTCTTTGTCGTCTGCTTTTTGGAAGAACAAATCAATACTAGTTGCAAATATTCCTCTTGGGAATTTGTCTGCATCAATTTCAAATTTTTGTGCCATTGCATCAAAATAATCTGCAACATCACTTAAAACTTGCTTTTTGGTAATCGTTGCAGAGTCTTGAGTAATTCGTTCTTTTCTGGCACTATCTCGTTTTGCAGCAATTTCTCTAGTAGATGTGATTTTCTCATCTACACTCTTCACATTACCATTTACTACATAGAACTTTTCTGCTACAGTTGTTGTGTCTGCAACACTGTTTGTCATCGAATCGCAAATACGAATAAGAATTTTCCCTGCACGATACTTGCTTTTCTGTGGAATTTTGATAGTAACCTCTGCGTTACCATATTTGTCGGTTCGGCCGTAGTTACTCTTGGTTTCTATCCATGCCATTCTGTTCTGAACAGCAATTGCTTCGGATGTTCCCAATCTAACACCATCAACAAATACATGATATTTGCTATTTGGACGCATCCCACTCGCATTACAAGTGATAGTACGTTGACGTATAAATGGGACGATACCTTTATCCACGGTTCTGCCCTTCATTTGTTCTTTCCGTGAGTTAAGATTGGTGTTGTTGTGACCTAATTCGTCAAGTCTTTGCCCACCACTTCGATATTTCCACCATCGTCTGCTCAGTGGTCTTTCACGAACAACACCCATTTGGTTGGATGGAACCTTAAATCTGTTAGTGAGAAATTGTTTGCGAAGTCTTCGTGGGAGATGTAGTCGAGAATTCCCGATCCAGTTTCGGAACCACCAATTATGGAATGCACCCCAACCGTTACGAATTCCCTTATTCTTTTTCTTTAGTCTGATAAGATAAGGATCTTTTGATCCGTCTACATTACTCATCACAGAAGGATTTCGTGTTATATCAAACCAATCATCCGACGAAGGAGATAGTTTTAGATTTCCTACCCAATTGCTTTTCTCAAAGGGATTTACCGACACTGACACATTTGCATCAAGATTATTTACTGTAGAAATGTCCGTTCGTGATGGATTTAGAGTATAGACATTATCTGACGATCCAGTAACACCACTTGAAACGAGAGAAGGGGATTTGATCAAGTTGATGTTTGTCAAGGATGTAGCAGGCCTAAGAGTCCCGGTGTCTGGATCCACAGATACGTTATGATCTGGGTTATCAATGTCACTAGAGTCGGTATTATAGAACGAATCGACAACTAGTGCATTAAGAAATACGCTTCTTCCATAAGAATCTGATTGAATCTTGGCGTCCATTTCATGAACGCTGAGTTGAGTTACTTCTTCTAACTTAGTAACCCGTTCGTTAAGTTCACCAATCTGTTCCATTGTGAATCGCTGGTTGTCGATGTACTCAGTAGATACGTCTTCTGCGTTGATAGTATATGGATTCCAATAGAGTAAATACAGAACCATAGCCTCTTCGGGGTTATGTTCTGGTGGAACAGGATTCATTGAAGGAATACCTTCAAGAATTTTAAACTCTCTGTCTTTGGTCAATACCAGTTTATCTGTTCTTGGAATATAATGCTCATAATCCGAGAAGAACAATTTTCCATCTTGGGGTGTGTATACGCCATAAACTTTACCAGCATCTGTAGCAGATACATCCCACCCACCACACTTGATTGGACGGAAATCTATTACATCTGTAAGGTTTGTTGTTTCACCAGTCTTGGGGTTGGTGTAACTAGGAATATAATTGTATGTTGTAAACTCTGTTGGTTCTGCCCATAAATCGGTTGATTCTTGAACAAAGGTTGCAGTCTCTCCTCCGTTATTGAAAGATTTGACATGGTGATCTTCGTGGATATATGAATTCACTGTTGCGGGATATATCACCGTGCTATGGTCTGAAAGATCATATCCTAGTTGCCATCTTTGATGATCGAAGTACAGAAATTGTATTTTGAATCCTGCACCAGCATTTGTCCATGCGTTATCTGGTCCTGCTGTACCACCTTCTTGTCCAGAATCCAACACAACGGAACCCCAATCATACATTTGGGGCAGTTGTCCGTTGTTTAGCGTGAACATATCTGTGTAATCTTTATTTGTGCCCAACTCCGTGACGCTCTCTATCATAAAGATATCGGAGTATCCCAAGTTAATACCTCTACCACCACCAATTCTGCTATTCCACATTGTTGATGCATTGTCGGCATTAGTGGTATTTGTGATTTCTACTGTATGCCGCATTAATACTTTTTTGCGATGGTAGTGGTTGTTGTCGAATATATCATCGTGATTATTTCTTAGATTTGCGAGTAGGTATGCTTTTTTAGTACCTGTCCAACTATCAGAAGCACTCGAACCAATTTCAATTTGTACTTGGGCATTTCCTGATTGTGTGGTGAGGGTATTACCTCCATACGCCCCAACAGAACCTGTACTCATATCAAATATATACCCATCAACAACAACCATGTATTCATCAAGGTTTGTAACATCATTGATTACATCGTCTAAATTTCCTTGGAATACAGATCCACTTGGTGCAGTTGCCACACCAGTCCAAACACCACTAGATTCGGTGAGATCTACTGTGAAGTCTGTTTGTACATAATAGTCAAGACCTGTAATTGTTTTTACGGTGTCGCCTTCTGGAACGGGGAAGAATAGATTTGTTTTTCCTTCTTCTTTAAACCCCACATCCATATCATACAATTTGCACAAAGTTTTGTTCGTGTTTGGATCTGTAAGATGTGTAACATCTTTGATGCTTTTAGAATCGTGTTCAGTAGAGAATCCTGCATCACTACCAAACGAAATGTCTGTAAGATAAAACCGATATAAAACTCCCACACCCAAATCCCCAACACCAGTCGAATCTCTTGCAATGTGGTATATTCTTGCACACCCTATTGGTTCAACAATTCCAGAACCGGGAGTGAATGTTAAGTATACTTTCTTGTATTCTTTACCGATAAGTTGTTCTGTGGTATCTCCTGCCATCATTCCTTGTATACCATAAAACAATGGAGTACTACCATCAAGGTTGTGTTCAACAAGAACATAGTTGCCTAAATTAACATCAACCAATCTGTCATTCCAAGAACGGTAGTGTCTTGCTTTCTTACCGAGGATGTGTTCTGTGTTTTGTAGTTCAAACTCAAATCCACGAACGTATGCTTTGCCCGATTCCATTCCAACTGCAAGATAGTTGTATGGATCCCGCCGTAAAGTTTCGGAGGGATCCCAAATTTCGTTGTAGTCTTGCGTGTTGATTCCGAAAGGTGAAACGGTATAATGTCCTGATTCGTCATATGTTCTTCTTGCAAGAGTTTCTTCAAGTTTGGCATATTCGGGATATTTGAGTTTCTTAAAGGTTTGCCCTTTGATGATTCGTGCAAACTCAAAATAATCTTCGGTACTAAAGTCTGTACGGTATCCTTGCTCATCAAAAATGTATGGAATTTGACTTATTACCAAGTTGATTCTGTATCGATCTGCACCGGGGGCATTGTAGTTGTATGAACCCTGTGAAGGATCCCTCAAAGATTGATCTGTTTCGGGAGATATAGTTTCTCGGTTGATATTAAAACCTACTGATACAGTTCTATCTTCTGGGTTGAATGCTCTTACACCATTCTCTTCTTCAAATACTGGAATTGTTTGTGCGTCATTCAATACAAAGAAACCATCAGTGTAGAATATTCCTTGCTCAATAGAGATAAGGATAGACTCTCCGGTATGTGGGATAGTTCCAATACCAAATGTCGAGTCACTTGCTACTGTAAGAGAAACATTCAAAAGTGGGTTGGTTGAGGTGATTTGGGATGTGCCGGAATTGAACGCTACGGAGTCGTCAAGGGTTCCCTTAATTACCTCAATGAAGAGAATCTTATATCCGTCCGTATCTGTGGTGTTTAACCCATGTATCACCCTGGCAGACACTGTAGTATTTTGTCCCACCAATGGATCTTGTTCTGATTCGGGAACAAAAGAGTTTTGTACAGTGTGTGTATATTCTAATTCAAATCCTATCAGATCATCAATATCAAATGTGGTTGATTTCTCTGGATCAATTCGGATGAATTTGACTTTTCTCTCAGTGATTCCAGCACCCTGTACTACGTCACCGTCCTCAAAAATATGATCTCCGAACCTACCAAGTTGGTTGTTAAGGATGGTTTGTAACTGTGTGAGTTCTCTTGCCTGTAATGCAAAACCAGGCTTAAATAAGACTTGCAAGAACTTTTTGGCTTCATCAAAGTCATCATAATATGGTGTGACATTGAACCTAGATTTTTTGTTTACTGCCATGTGGTGTTATCCTAGAATCCGAATAGTAGTTGATATTGCTCTCGTTGTTCCGGTCCACGGGTAATTGGTCTCATATTCTGGAGATATATGATTTCACCGGAGTTGAACAAGAGTTCTGGTTCGCTAATGGTATTTATACGATGTGATGTGCTGGCGTATGCATCACTTCCAATATAATCATCAATTGACATTGTTCCTTTTACGTTATTTATGATTAATTCTCCGGTTGTTCCGTCCGCCGAAGGAGTCCAAGACACACACAACCCTGTTGGTTGTCCAACACCTCCAGTTGGAGAATCGCCTCCTGTAACACCAACATCCACCGTAAATGAAGTCGTGTTGAGACCTGAACCACTAACACCCAAAATGTGTGTACATCTGAATGTTGGAGATTCAGCCTGAATTACTTCTTCAAAACCAGAAACCTTTGCTAATCCGCTGTGGTGTACTGTCCAATCATCACCAGAAAGACTAATTTCTGACAATTCCTCCCCAAATCCCGTTGCATCACCGGGGATGTGAAATTGACCGTTTAGGTTTTTGATTTTAAGTAACCCATGTCTTGTTGATAGAGCAGGTCCCCAACTTTCAATATATGCAGTTGATTTTGTGTGGTTGCCTATGATGTAATTTCCTGGCGTAAAAAGATTTTCAGGCAAGAAAGTCGAATCGGTAGCACTCACCACATCGAGGTAACGAGAGACATTTGTTAATTGTCCTGCAATACGAAATGGTCGTCCGTTCGCATCAAGGTAATCTGAATCTGTGTCATTTAATATTGGATTCTTCAGTATTCCATATTGACGCAATTCAGAATCAATATGGAAATCTTCATTCTCTGTTTTATCTGCATTAACAGAAATCAGAATATTGTTGCATTGAAGTTCTTGTATGGCATCGCTGCCGTGACCACCAACAGGAGATACAATTCCTCGAAATGTCGGATCTTCTGCATCGTTGGTAGTTACGCCTGCTGGTTCTAATGCAAACCAAGAATCTGTATAATGCTTGCCTGGGTTAGACACAGAGATGGATTTGATTTTTCTGTTTGCTGTAATACCATCCCAATCTACCATATTAATGTAAGCATCGCATGATATCCCATCACCATATACTCTAAACCTTGGAGCAATTTCATATTTGGAATTTGCTAGTACTGCTTGTTCTAATCCACCATCGAATGATATGGTGTTTGTTGCATTATCATAATCGGTGATTATACGTCTTTGCCCAGCACCAATACCGTCAATAATTGTAATCACATATCCATTATACGCATCGTCAGAATCCTGATGCGCAGAATTCAATTCGATTGTCGTTGCTCCAACTATTGAGGTAGATGCAACCTTTGCGTCTGGTCTGTGTCTTACAATAATCTGATCATTATTAAAATACTTTTCAGTAGTTTCTAGAATAATTTCAAGACCACCATCATATGCATTTTCCTGTACATCCCATTGGTTTTTACTTTCAATAAATGTGCCGTTCGATTTCATTTTACGAACAGGGATGTGGTTTTCGGTGATATATGGTCTTGCTGCTGGAGTGATGGTATACATATACTTCCAAATATACCCGTCTGCCAGCATTATTGTTCCTTCTGTTTTGGTTCCAGTGGGTTTGATGGTTGATGATTGACCATCATTATTCCATAAACATTTGTATACATGATGTTCATCAGTCATTATAAAAAATGTTTTGCTGGATAATGTTATGTTATCATCATACTTGTCATATACTGTTCCATATGTCCAGTTCGTTCTGTCAATCATATAATGGGATTGACCGATGTCGATACTTTTTACTGCAACAACATTTCGCCAAGTGTCGATATCTTCTTGACGGGTATCTGTAGTGTCTGGAATACTATCATTTATCGTCCATCCGTCCGTTTTTCCCACGAAAAGAAAATATTGGTTAGGTGATGTAATATCAAACTCATCCATTATTGTTTTGGATAAATGACGCCGGAAACCATCTCTAAATGCTGAATTGTCGCCTGTTAATGCCATTCTTATATCGTTCCGTAGTTAATAACGCTTGAAGTAATGATACCGCCGGTTATGTTGATTGGTGATTCTATCTGGAGAAATGGTTGAATTTCTACACTAGTAAAAGTAATTCCTTCTGGTATACTATCTATACCTCTTATGTTGGGGTGCGGATAAATAACCCAATATGATCCATTCTCGTCGAAGTCTCCGGCATCTGCTGTTCCAACAAAACTATATGCTGCTGATGCACCCGAAAAACCATCGAGGAAAAACACACCCTCACTCAAATACCACATTGGACCTGTGGTTCCGGGATCCCAAGTGCCACCAATTCCTAAATCGTATGCGAAAGTATTACCGGCTGTTATGCTATCACTCTGTGCTGTTCGTCCCGCATAATCGTTATAAACCAAACCCCAAAATATAGCATCTCTGGCAGTTGCACCAGTATGATCTTCATTTCCTGATTCATCAACTGTAGGTTCGCTTGGGTTATATCCAAATGGATATAAATCCGTCCCCTGTGTATTATGTCTTAAGTTTTCTTTTGTGTTGAATGTGTATGGCGTATAATGACCAAGGGTGGACATTTCATATGCAACTGCCGATGTGTATGTTTCTGTGTTGGTTGGGTGTAGTTTCTTGATAAAGATTTGATTGAATAGTTGTGTACCGGCGGGATGTATCAGATCAAGGATTGCTGCCTTGTATTTCTCTATAGTGATGTCCGTTTTGAGTTCGTATGACCAATCTTGATAGAAAAAGTTGTCTTGGAGGTGTTTCTTTGCACTCGGATGACCGGAACCATCAATAAAGTATCCGGGATGTTCAAATATTGCTCCTGATGAAGCAGTAAATCCTGCACCAGTTCCCGTAAGGGTATGTACATTATATGTAAAAGAATCAGAAGAACGATAGCCTACCCCACTATCACTAAGTTTGATACTAGAAACCCCACCATTATTGTTTACAGAAGAAATTGTTCCTCTTGCACCAGAACCGTTTGTGCTAGAGATATAAATTTGATCTCCTGCTTTATAACCACGACCGTTTTCACTTATTCCTTCATCGTTAACATTTACCATTACTGATGATAGAACAGGATATATCAATTCTTCGTTACCAGATTCAAAAGACACAACACCATCCGGGACAAAAGTACCATTCAAATCTGTTAAGAACAATTCAGCAACAGTCAGTTTGTGATGTTCATATTTACGAACATTTGTTACCTTTGCATTTGCAATAAATTCACCGGCTTTATTCGTTTGTGTAACTATAGTTTCTGGTGAATTCCAAATGTCGTTATCGGAAAGAGATGTAATTTTGATACTTTTTTCATCTATCCATTTACCGTCAGATGCTTTGATGATATCTGTTTTTGGGTAATAGAAATCTACGGTGGTGTCGTATAAAATTCGGAATAAGAGTTGATATGCTTTTTCTGTCCCTTTTGCTTTGTAAAAATCTTTGATTCTTTTGATTAGACGTTTTTCGTTTACAGCAGCGCCAGTTTCGTGATCATATGCTAATTTTTCGGGAAAACGATCAAGATATTGTGATTTGAAGTGTTTGATAAATTCATCTATGGTTTGATCTATATCAGAAAAATCTTTGAGTATGAATGTACTATAAAGAGTTTCGTCTTTCTGTTCCATCCATTCATAATAGGCTTCCATAAAAGCAACCGTTCGTGGATGATCGATCCGAATGAATTCTGGAAATTGTTCTGATACTAAAGACGATATCGAAACGATATTGTCCTTTTTACTAATTGTGTCCCGTGTTGGTAGGGGAACAGAATTTGCTTGGAGTATCAGTAATGGCATTTATTCAGACCAAATCAGTATTTGTGCTGATCCCTGGTCTTCCCCTAGAAGTTTCAAGAATAGTTTTTGCTTCGGTGATTATCGACTCTGGGTCGGAATTGTCTATAGTTAGAATCTGTTTCTGTGTAGCAAAAATGTTGTTATTTTTTGGTGTAGTGTTAACTTTAATGAAGGTGTTATTCGGAATGAATAGTGGTCTAAAATCTTTGAGTGAGATTAATCCTTCTTTATAATCAACAGTACCAGCATTAGCGTAAAGTATTTCTTTTTTCATTGTATTGTCAAATGAATATATTCTCATGTTCCCATATCCATCATCTTCAAAATAACATAGACGGATTGCATTGCTGTCATCTTTATAAACAAAGACACTGCTAGAAATAATTGGTTGATCGCCGTCTCTGTGGTGTTGAATAGAATTTCCAAATGGAATTTTATAATTCGCTTCGGTACCAACCCGTGGGACAAATCTTTTTTCTATTTTTATTGATATCTCGTTCCCAACAATAGCATCACTACTTAGATCAATGATCTTGCTTAATTTCGAGAAGTAAAGATCCTTGTCGAATTTTTCAAGATCCACAGAAACATAATCTAGGACAGATTGACGAACAATTGAAACCATTTCATTTTTTGCCAAGACAGTCATTGATGAATCGTATGTGAATTTGGTGTGTATTTTTATAAAAGTATAGTCTGGATCGACGATTTCGGGGATAACCGAAACAATATTTGATTTCTTGAGAATGTTTTCTGAGATGTTTTGTTTTTTAACCAAATCAATTGTTAGTCCGCTTTTTGGTTTGACAGCAATAAAAACTTTTCCGTACTCTGGTGGATCATTTTCTTGACCACCCCACACCACAACAGATTCAATGTCGGGATAATCTCGAAGCAACAGTGCTTCATAATCTCTTGGTGTTACTGATCGGTTTTGTGCTTGATATGCTTTGGGTGCGTAAAATTTGATTGAGTTGTTTGTTTCTGGATCACCGCCTCCAGCAGCAGCAGTTACTACCTTCACAACGGTATCACTATACTGAAATATTCTAGAACCTTCTTTGTCCGTTCTACCAAAACCATTAGCAGAACTTCCTGTAGTGCTTAGATATTCAACGATTACCACATTACCATTTTGTGGTTTTTTTCCTACGATACCATCACCAAAGTATACTTCATATTCACCAAGAGAAACTTCTTGAATGTGAAAGGCTTTATCGTCTTTTTCGATAGTGTTGAAGTCAGATGACAGTTGCCATTTCTCTGAAAATCCTGTAATGTCTTCAATGGATTCTTGTACTCGTACCGAAACAGTAGTAATGTCTGCGGTTGAAGGTATTAAGAATTTTTGATCGACGTTGCTATCAACCACATATGAGATATTTTCAAATTTTCCTTCTGCAATTGTGATGTTGAGTGCAGCAAGGTTTCCTTCTGCATCATATGTGTATGATGCATCATCAAGTGTAGAAAATGTCATTGTGGAACTTCCTTGAGTTCCTTGTATCATTGTTCCTTTTGATATGGTATCACCAAATGTCTGTGATCCTGTAGCATAAAAATCTACAGTTGCAGATGCTGCACGAACGGATGATGGTGTATATCCTAAATGTTTTGCAATAGAAACGATAGAGTTTCGCTTTAAGGCGCTATCTAAAAACATTTCATTTGCTACCATATTCGTATAAAATGCTTGGTAGTGTGTGTTGTATGCAAGGAGGTCCATTAGGATATTAATACCAGAACCTTCAAAGTTTATGTCTTTAAATTCGTCTTGTTTGCTTAGATATTCTTTAAGATTTGCTTTGATTGAATCAAAATCTAAATCAGACACAGACAACCTTGCATTAAATTTGTCAGCCATTATCGTACCCTCTTTATTGGAAGTGCAAGTGTCTGTAGGGTTGGAATCCCTCTAACCTTGAACTCGATAGTAACATCAAGTCTATTTTGATCATCATTCTGTATTACTGTTACTTTTTCTATGATTGCCCTGGGTTCGTAGAATCCAATGATTTCTTCGATTTCCTTTTTTATCTCGAACGAAGTGAGTGAGGTAAAATTATCGAAGAGAATATGACGAACCTTTGATTGAATTTCTGGATGAAATGGTTTATCAAATTTACCAATAAAGACAAGATTGCGAATAGATCGCTTCACCGCTTCGGTGTCAAATTTATATGATATGTCCCCGGTAATTGGATGCGGTTCTAAATCTAAATCGATATCGGAATATTTTTTTTCTGCCATTGTATTCTATGTATTCTGTGCTGCTAACTCAGCCTCAATATATCTTCGTTTTTCTTCTGACATCGTAACAACATCTTCTTCTATCACTTCGTCTGCTTTCATCCAAGAACACCACTCAATAGACAAGCATCCAATAACACTCAATCCACTAGCATTTCTAATCGGCATCAAGGAAAACAGCACCACATTATTTGATTCGAGGTGTCTCTTATAATGACAATCGGGTAAATGACTAACAAGGAAGGGGGTTGCATCATTTGCAGTTACGAAATCGAGCATCTCTGCAAACATTGTAAGAAGGACATCTTGGCGATCTTGCCTAGTTTCTGAAACTCCAGATCTGCAAGATTCGTGTGTAAGAGAGAACCGTTTCATTGCAGTCCCATCAAGAAACGTACCACCATTGTGGAATTGTAATATTTGTGTTCGGGCAGAACTAGTAACTACACGAAGTTCTGTGAGGTATTCGTGTATTTTTGTGTGCGTGTTTACAAATTTTCGGGATGTTGGAGGTTCCTTCCATATCGTATTTTTTTTCTTTCTCTTGTTATATACATGTTTAATGAGCGGAAGTGCTAAAAACACCCCCGCTATCAGTGCTGCCCCCGCCATTCCAATTTCTACCCAAGATCCCAAGATATCGATGTCTCCTATCCGATTCGCCATACACTTCTACCTTAATGTTGTATAATCTATGTATAAAAGAGATTTACCCATTTGCAATCACATTGGGAGAATGTGTAGCACATCTTGATCCACAGCATACCGGATCTCCCTTCCGCCCAACTTTTAGTTTGTTTGCAAATACATCTGGTGATCCGTCACACAAAACAGAACCGTGACATGGAGGACCACAACAATGCACTGCCCACGAATCTGTTACTCTGTGTACTGGTATGTTGTTTGCAAATACATTTGGTGATCCTTGATTGCTGGGTCTTGGAGGATAGCAATCGTGTCCTGTTCCGATATCGCCTTTTCTGTGAACGTGTGGCATTACCCATAACTCCTTATGATTGCTTTACCGTCGCCCCCCGCAGCCCCCCAATCCCCCACTACACTACCCCCACCACCACCGCCGCCGGGCTGACTTCCATCACTTGCTGGTCCAGTGGACGGTGGGGTTCCATCTGCTCCACCTCCACCAGCACCACCGTTTGGATCGGCGCCATCCCCACCATCACCCCCATCGTTTCCTTGATAATTTTCGCCAACATTTCCATTTGTGTTGGTATCCCCACCAGAAGCAATTCCCGCATCTCCGCCTGCACCACCACTTTTTCCCATTTGTCCACCCCCACCACCACCAGCAGTTACAGAAAACGAAGTGATGGTTGAAAGTAGTCTTTTATGGGATGTCAAACTAGAATCACCCCCATCATATCCATCTTGATTTTCGGTTTGTTGTGCTGTGGCCGCAGCACCAACATTAAAGTTGATTGTGTCTCCCGTTTGCATGTTACCTGCACCATAATATGTGGTTTTACAGTAAGCACCCCCACCACCACCGCCGCCACTATAATGAGTTACCGATCTACCACCGCCGGTGGTGCTTCTCGATGCACCTTCACCACCAGCACCCCACAATTCTAACTCAATATACAGTGTACCAAGAGGAACACTATACGCAACATTTCCCGATGTTGTGTAGGTTTGTTCATCTATCAATTGATATTCTCTGGTACTTGCTGCTCGTCCGATCCCTAACATATTTCTCCTAACTGAAATCTTGTCCACCGACAAATCCATAGTAGGTGGATCCACCATCAACCGTCAAGAATGTCACAATATCTAGTCTGTTTGAAAATGTTGGTTCAATTCCGCCTGCCCACATTATAGTATCTGTGTTTCCAACTGCCGCACACCCATTACAAAATAGACAATCATCATATGTGATAGATGCTCCGTTTTCAACATACATCGTTAGTGTTCCTACCGTCCCAGAATCCGGGGCGTTGTACAACCAAATTGCGCAATTTGGTGGGAATTGTGGAACACTATATTCAGATAGATGTGCGTTGCCATCTTCAAAGTTCATAAAGATATTACCAGAAGCGGGGGTGTTTACTGCAATAGAAGTATCTTTAAGTGTTGCTTCGTGAATGGTATTATCTTGTATACTACCAAATACTTCACCAATGTTGTACCATGCTCCTATCTGTATATCATTATTGAAATTTACAGAAGCAGTAATACCAACTAAATTGTAATTTACATCAAATGTAAAATCTGATGTACCGCCAATTGTACCATTTTCGTTGTATATGATTTTATGCACAGAATCAGAATCGTCGTTGGGGGTGGGGGCTGGTCCAGTAGGTCCAACAGGAGGAGTTGTTGCAATCTCCCATTTGTTGTTGTCTGTATATACAAGAGTATCACCGTCCACTGCACCTGAAATATCATCTGAAACATCAACAATCTCATTTAAATACAAATCATCAACAGATATTCTGATAATGTTTTTCGCTTCATTTGTATCTAATTTGATATTAGAACCAGCCACGAATGTGATTATTCCTGAGTTTCCAATAAATCCATCTGAGGAGATTGATGCAGTAAGAGAACCCTTGATTATTTGGGTCGTTGATACTGCGCTTTCAAAGTTTGGTTTACCCAGTTCTTTAGAATCTATCAATTCGGCTCTTGAATATTTAAACGAAAAATTAGTAAGTGGTTCTGTAAAATCATATAGTTTGATTTTTTCGTTTGTGTGGAAATTGACAATTTGAAAGTTTACATCAGCCTGTACTAACTCAACCGGATCTGGTACGATTGGGATATCTTTGGACAGTTCTGCATCTGTTCCGAGTATGTCATTTATGCTTCTTGGTGGTGATAGAGGATTACCACCACCGGAACAATCCGCGTCAGTTAGTCTATCACAGGGGCACGATCCATCGAACGATTGACATGGATAACCATATTCGTGATGACAATAATCTATACAATCTCCATTTAAATTTTCCCCACATTCAATACATCTCTGGCAACCCAAACAAACACAAGCATCATCACAGCAGTCCATATCGTCGCACGGGCATATGCAACAATTTGGCTCGATGCACGGATTCTCATTATCTCTGCATTCAAAATCTTTGCATAAGTACGTAGGAAGATTGTAGCCGCATTGCCCGCCGTCTCCTATCTGTACACCACATGGTACAATAAAAGTAGTGTTACATTCAAGATTAGCGCACGGATTTTCGCAACATGAACAAGTGACGGTAACATTACCATCGACACTGTACTCAGAAGAACACCCATTCCACTCATTATTAGCCTGACAATAATACCTCCAATCACAATCTAGTTTTCCGTTCGCTCCCATTACTCCCCCTGCTGTGTATGCCCACACATATCCACCACCGCCAGGACATAAGTCTTTTATTTGCGCCTGCACACTGAGGCAGTCACACGGACAGCCGGGACCATCGCCATTTCCCTGCGGATCTAAACCAACAGGACATCCTAACAGAGGTCTTCTATAACCACGAACTTCCCCATCTTCACAATATTCGTCCGCTGGGGCTATGTGTTGGCAACACCCATAGTCACTACCGACTGGATTATCACTAGTTCCACAGCAATAAAGAGAACATTTCCCACCACAACAGGATGTTTGTTGTTCTTCACCTGTACATGGGTTGTAGATCTTCGGGCAAGGGCACACATCATCACCACAAGGCGGGCTCAAGGGCGGCATAGTTCCATCATCATTCTTCGGACAGCACTTTTCGTTGGGGTACGGGCCTGGGGGACCATCATAACTAAAACAAAAAGCAGTGTCGAACGGGCAACACTGGAAATTACAGCACTCAGCCTCGTCTACTGTACCACAACACGGTCCGGGGGTATTTACGTCGGCACAACAAATCCAATTATCTGGACAACAACCACAGGAAGGCCAGCAATTATCATTTTCATTACAACATTCAGCCCGAATCAGGCCTGATTCGGGCTCACAACAAAATTCAGCAAGCGAACAACAGGATCTATCATCACAACAACCACTGCTAGTTTCTAGGTTGCAAGGGCACCTATCTCCACAACATTCTGACTCAGCCGCCTCTTCAGGCGGACAACAATCATCACCACAACAATAAAAATGATCAGGGCAGCACTCTCCACTACAACAATAATACATGTCTTCACAACAGATATCACCACAACAATCCTGAGTGTCAGGGCAACACCCACCTCCACAGCATTGTGATCCAGCAGTACAGCACATATCACCACAACATTCTGCATCTGATGGACAACATGTATTACCACAGCATTGCGGGCAACAACTACCATCGTCACAACATTCTGTTTCGGGTGGGCAAGGAGGCACACACAACGGTGGTGGACAATATTCACATATTCCATTAACACAACATAAATCAGTACCAACACAATCACTTGATGTGTCACATTCAGGGCAGGGTGGTGGTTTACATATACCATCACAACAAATTTCACCCCTTAATACACAATGAATGTTTTCCGTACATGCACCACAATGGGTAATGTCACAGGTTGCATTATCACCTTTATATTCACCACCATAAAATAAACATTGGTCGTGTGTTGTTTCAATGCAAGCATCAATGGCCATTGACTCACATGACGTAGATGGTAAACAACACGCCCCCAAAATTAGTGGTGCTTGATCACATTGTTCATAGTCACAATATCCAGCAGGACCTGGAACTCCAAAATTACCAATAGAACCTTCGTTTCCGGGATACCCCACTGGACCGGGCAAAAATGTTGTTTCAGATAATCCTGCATCACAACTAATGTTGTCGCTCTTTTCAAAAGATGAGAATACCTTATTTTGATATCGCCTTAATTCTATTGCGTCATTTTCACAATCATAACAGTCACAAGGAGAACCAGGCTCGGGGTATGGAGAAACCAACAATTCCTCCATTGTAGCAGTTGATTTTCTTTCGATATGTTTGAATTCGGGGAAGAATACATCTGTGGATCGAGTTACACCATTTTGAATATCAATCAGTTTTTGTTTGAATTCTGATGTGCTGAATATCTCAGAAACCAGTTCTTTGAAAATAGGATCATTTTCGGTTTCTTTAAGAATATTCTGCCCAAGCGTGTAGTTGTGTACCACCTTTTTCGCTTTGCAATAGTTTTCTTCGTCTTTATCAATTAAACTACGAACATCTTCAATAATTTTTGGTAGGAACGGAGAAACTACAGAATCAAATACTGTAGGATTATTCCACAATTCAAGTGCTAATCCGATAATACCAGATCCTTCTGATATTGAAGTAGAATCACAAGAATCACAAGGAACACAAGCAGTTTTGTTAATGATTTTGTTTAAACGAAAATCACCAATCCCCATCAAACTTCCAAACACAAAAGAATAACTCTCTTGATCTATATCAGTAATTGTTTTCATTATACTGGAATATGCACCAGCAATCGTTAATCTATCAAAAAAATCATCCATCGTTTCTGCGTTTTTCCCAGAAATCACATCCGTATGAAATTTTAGCATATTTAAAGTCATTACTAAAGTCTCAAGTAGAGATATCACTTCGTCTGCTTGATTTTTAGTGAGAGGAAAAATTTCAGAAATAGTAGGAATATTATCGTGTTCGGGTGATGGTATTGGTCCTTGATATAGAGTATATGATTCTGCGGTAGGACCTTCTGGAACAAACGATTGCGGATATTCAACAACATTTCCGGTATCTTCTACGCCTGAGACGTAATAAGGCGTTTCCCCCTCATCACCATACCGTACAAAATCTTCTTCTGGTGGTATTGGAATTTGCTCTGGTTCACAAATATAATAGATGGTAGAACCATCAGAACCAAAAGTTTCACCCATAACCCCGCAAGTGCTACCGGAACCACCATATACCCCCCCAGTCATAGAACAATCCAATTCAGTATACGAATAACATTTGTTTACAACACAACACCACCCTGTAGCCCCATTTAATTCGACAGGAATGGAAATGTCTGACTCAGATTCTGTATTGTTTATAACCCCCCCCTCTTCCATAAGAGGGTCAAAAGTCCCTTGCTCTTCATAAATAACATTTTCAAGTTCTTCTTCGAGTTCTTCTATAGCATCCGATGTTACACCATAAGTACCGTGAAATTGAATCCCACTACCAGCCCCACCCAAACCATTAGGCATATAATAATCAACACCATTAATTGTGTGTGTATGATATCCTGCTGTGGTTTCACCATCTCTAATATAATCCGGTGTTGGGCTTGCATCTATTGCTTCTTGTGTGGTATGGAAAAGTGGATAGTGCCCATCAAGAGCAAATGCGTTTGTTCCAGGCCAAGCAACACCATCTTCCAATACCAAATCAAACATCGAAGTAAGAATTTCAATTTCTTTTTGACAAATTTCAACAGATTCATCAATTATCACAGTTAGAGGATTTTGAAAACCTTTACCTTCGGCAATCAATGTGATAGCATGACGCTGCTCTCGCGTTAGCGTGTCAAACGGTATTTCTATGGTTTCGGGAATCTCGAACTTAGCCATAGGGAGTTCATCCTGTAAATCCTAAACCACCAACAAATCCATAATAACCAGAACCACCATCTAATGTAGTAAACGAAATAATATCTGTACCGCTTACCGACAAGGTTGGTATATGCCCTCCCGACCATTTTATATCACCAAAAGAAAGCCCGCCGGAATGTGATTCGGCATCCTCAAATATAATAGTCATTGTACCAACAGTTCCTGACGTTGGGGCATTGGTAAATGTCCATTGTATTGAATTGCCTGTATCAATCCCTCCCACCTTAACTTTTTGTACATTTCCATTTTCAAAATCAAATTCTACACTAATAGCAACTGTTCCGTTATCATAGAACGATTCAGAATAATCCTTAAGATTTGCTCTCTCTATTGTGTTGTCTTGTGCTTGAATGTCCCCAGAAGAGGTAAATCCATCATATAGATAAGCGTCTGCATTTATTTGGAGGACATTTGAACTATAATCGTATTTAAGATTGTTGCTACCTGTTGCTTCTCCGTTTTGGTTGTAAAGTATTTGCTCATCGGCACCACCAACTGGTCCTGTAGGTCCAACCGGTCCTTGCCCCGGTTGGGTGGGTGTCCACAACCCTGTGGTTGAATGCCATTGTAAAATATCATTGTCAGATGGTGTTGCTTCCGACACATCAATGAGTTCATGTAAATACAAATCATCAACAGATATTCTGATAATGTTTTTTGCTTCATTCGTATCTAATTTGATATTAGAACCAGATACGAAGGAAATTAACAAACCCTCACCAATCATTCCATCTTTTTGTATAGACGCAGTGAGTTCACCTTCAATTATAGTAGTTGATGCTTTATTGTTTTCATATCCGGCGTGCCCCAAAGAAGCATCACTTTTCATTTCCGCTTTTGATATTAGAGACAAACTTCCTTGGGCATACTTAGAATCCCTCAATTCTGTTTTCTTCTTTTCAGATGCAACAAAGTTTACAAGTTGAAATTGAATTGGTTGAGAAAGAACGACAGGTTTAGTTGGGCTTACAAGAGGTTTAGCATTTGATATATTTGCAGTTGTACCGATGGTGCCTGGTTTGAATTCCAACTCAACATTGTGCCCTACAATAATGCCGTTTTCGTATATTGGTGTGTATGTCTTGCTTGATTCGACCATATTTTGAATTGAAGTGTTTGGGTATTTCTTGAGCAAGCCAGAATATTTTCTAACATTTATCTGAGACGTATCGTTTCTAGATTGTATTGTTTTTGGTGTCGGTGGAATTTGACTTGGGGGAATATATCCATCACAACTATCTTTCCAAATTCCACCCAACACAACACAACTATCTCTTGTTATTTCGCTGTTGCACCCATCTTCTAACCAACACACACCAAAAGATCTAAATCCGGGATTGCAGTTATTACAATCACCTTCAATACAACTAGTACCATCCAATTTAGGCCGTGGGTCACAATGCTCAAATCCATTTACTTCACACCCATATCTGCACCCACCTTCGCACGGATAGTATCCGGGGAATGATAGGGAACCATCAACCCCCACATATCGGTCAACACAACTGATTCCAGATTTTGAAATTGTTGCACACCCATCACCAACATATACCTTACCTGGCATATCCTCATCTTCTTTTGGTATATCATACATTCCTTGTGGACCGGGACCGACACAATTTCGATTTCCCCACCCACAAACCTCGCATTCATCAGGACAACAAGTGGGGCAAGGATCTATATTACTATTGATGTCATTTAGACCCCAGTTTCCAGTTTCTTCAAGGAGTACATAGTTGTCGGGTTTGTCTGGATCTACTCTACATTCGCAAGGATTCCCTGACACATCTGACCAAATACCATCACACCTATAGTCCATTTTCTTTGGATTGATGGGTGATAGGGGATAGAAAAGAGGGCAATGAATAACACACTGAGATGTCCCAATATCAGCATTATCATCATATATTGCTTCTGGATTACCGTCACTGTGTTCACAGCCACACGGGCATCCGTGATTTTCTGTGGTGTTTGGATCTGGAGTGAGTTGTCGGACAATTGGTTGCCAATTATTCCATTCTAACCAAGATTGGTGATCGTTGTGCGGGCAGCAACCATGTTCAGACCAAACACATACAGTCTCTGCGGTGTTTGGGTTTGTAGCACAGCAACAATTCCCCGTCGAAGAATTTTTACATTCTCCGTTGCAGCACGATTCACCTACATCACAACAAAAAGTTTCTCCGTCTTCGTTGATGCATTCTTCTTTGTTGCAATCATCACAAACCGTACAACGATCAACACAACACAATTCACCACTACCACAACATTCCCCACCACAAGAGTTAGTAGTACCTTCTAAGCAACAATAATGAGTGTTACCTTCCATCCAGCAAGTTTCACCATATGGACAACAGCAACCACCTTGTTCCCAACAATCTAGATTGCTGTGTTCCATCCCACACGGTTCCGCATCATTACTGTCACACCTACATCCGCACCCACCTATAAACGATTGACCAAAACCACAATATGTGGTTTCTTCTCCAGTAAAATGATCATAATATTTGTCTTCTGTTGGACTATAACATATGCAGTGTGTTGTAGTACCTTCCCCTTGCCATTCTTCTGTACACATCTCACAATTATCCGGGCAACAATTACCAGATATGCAGTTACCCGAACAACATCCCGCCGGTGCATTTTCACAACACTCTCCACTACAACAATATGGAGTACCATCATCCAATCTACAGCACGAATTACCATTCGGACAGCAATGGAATGTGTCGTCAAATTCACATTCATAAAAACCACTTAAACATTCGCATACGGTTTCAATGGGGACACACTCACCGTTACAGCATTTAGATAAGTCATCGCAACATTTACCATCACAATGTTGTGTAGTATTACAACACTCATTACCTGCAATTGTTGTGAGACACGATTCCCCCGGCGGACAGCAAAGACACCCACCGTCCAAACAAGTCTTTCCAGACATCCCACTACCGCAACATTCATCTTCGCAGCAATTACCTTCTAAACAACAACCATCGCCACCACAACAAGATGTTCCTTGTGGGCAACATTCCCCCTGACAATCAGGACATGTTCCATCTAAACAGGGTTCATAGCAAAATCCATTACAACACACTGTAGTTCCCGCACAGCAAGTATCACCACACACTGTAGTTCCCTCTGGGCATTGTGGACATGGGGGACATGTATTATCGGAGCAAGGTGTGGTGCATTGACCACCACAACATATCATTCCGAGGGCACAGTCTGCTGTGACGGAACATCCGCTAGGTAGGCAATTAATAACCGAACAAGAAGAATTCTCCCCATAGAATTCTCCACCATAATGAAAACACTGAAATTCAGTTGCAGACACGCAATACCCGCAAACACAACAAGCACCCTCGGTACCACCCCCTTGCCAGCAGGGGCTTTCCTCTCCTTGGTTATTAGTTTCTCCACAATTACAGTCACCAACTGGACCAGGAATACCAGGCGATCCAGTTATTCCCCTACCTCCATGTGCGCCTGTTGGTCCAGCCGGACCGATAGATATTAGTTGATCTTCGATGAGACAAGGACCAGTACTTTCAAGATTGAATTGAGGAAAGAACTCATTGGTGGTTGTGCTTGGGTTGGGATTTCGTATTGCAAGAATTGCTTCTTGTAGTTGGGGGGTTGCAAATACAGATTGCATTGCTGCACCGAAAATTGGATCACTGTCGAGTGTTTCTATAATTTTGGTGCCGTATGAGTACCTTTCAATTACACGTTTTGCTTTGCAAAAATTTTGTTCATCGTTTTCAATCAAAGATTTGAGTTTATCGACAATTGTTGGGAGTAAACAAGTGATGATGCTCGGGATTGTTACCGGGAACCTCTGAACAACCCCAGCAAGTCCTTGTAGTCCTGATGAACTTGTATCAATATCACAATAATTTGATGAAGTTTCACAAAAAGATAGATGATGAATTCTTCCAATGATGTTATCACCAAGAACGGAAAGACTACCGAATATCTCAGAGTGTTGTTCTCTGTCCATTCCGGTAATAGTTTTCATTACTCTGGTATACAAACCTGCAATTGATAATCGTTGAACCAAATCACCAACATATTCACTTTCAACACCAGACAATTTATCAGTGTGTAGTTTTAGTACATCTAGCCAATATTTAATCAACGTGAGCCAGTAGTCTAATTCGATTATCTGTTGTTCGGTGATGCGTGATTGATCGAATGGATGAATTTCGAGTGCGAGGATTTTGGCATGTTCCTCCTCAACAATTTTTTTTGCTTCTTTGATTTTTGGTGCTTGGGGGTTTTGGAAGCCTTCACCTGTCATCACCAAATAGACAGCCTCTCGTTGCTCGTTTGTGAGCATATCGAAAGGGATTTCAATATTGGGTACGGAGAAGTTTGCCATTATATACTCTCTGTGTTTAGATTATATCACCAATATCTATGTCTGGTAAACTTATGCTGTCTGTGATACAATCCAGACCAGGGATATCTGGCATCAATCCACCAACATCTGGAATATCTACTCCTAACGCGCCAGGAACATCACCCAAACCAAAATCTCCAATATTACCAAACATTCCTTCTGCAATACCTTGAAAATCTGGAACTTCTGGTATCGTGGGAATCTTAAAATTACAAAGATCTGCAAGTGGATTTCCAATATCCACAGCAGATAGGACACTATCAGCAAAAGATTTTGCCATCGCTTCAACTTCTTCTAGTGATGGTGGTTCTGGTATACTTGGCAGTTTGATTAAACCACTAAATTCTGGTATACCAGAAAACATCACTTCTGGATCAAGCAACTTTCCAATGTCTGGTGGAACTCCAAGAGAGGATATCACTTGCTCCATGTTTGGAATGCTAGGCAAAGAACCCAATGATGCTAATCCATCGATATCTTTAAATAGATTTTCATTACATAAAGGATTGCTTGATAAAAGACCGCTAATTCCTCCAATATCTGGAATCATTCCTTCTAGAAGATCTGATGCACAACCACCAACATCTGGCATCAATCCACCAAGATCAACATCAGGTAAAAAACCACCAAGATCTGGCATCAAATCACCAACGTCAGGAATCAAACCTTCTATTGCTTCACCAGCAGCATCTGCTAGATTATCAGGTCTGATACTATCAATTGCTTCGTTAATTCTCGGGATGTTGTCTTCTAGTGCCATTATTGACTATAATACCCCGGATGGTTCAGATGGATATCTGGACCTGCATTGTAATATTGATTCTTCCCAGACTGTATTTGAATCTGCCCGTCTACTCTCATATTATAGTTCCCGCTTACATACGCATCAAAGTCTCCAGATATAGCAGTGTTCATGTTCCCATCAACCAATTCGGTGTTCATATCACCCTTCACCAATTTGGTATTGACGTTTCCTTCTTTCACTTCAAGGTTGATGTTTGCCTTATCTCCAATATGGATATCAAAATGACAATTGCCTGCTGCGTCATTTTCGCCTTTCTTTTGCTTGTCCTTGTTTGCCATAATCTTGATACCCTTATCAAGAGTTATGTTTGTATATCCCTCAACATGAACAGATTTATTTCGTAAAATTACTGTATAGTCATTTCTAACAACTTTTTGAACACGATCCCCGTTTGGGTGTATCTCTTCAAATGTACCAGATCGGTGATATCTATGAAGACGCTCGGCACCAGGCGTATCGTCAATTTCAATCACATGACCAGATTCACTTTCATGTACATGATTATGAGGATAGATGGCACTATATGCCGTTTTTGGTTCTGTCCAAAATCCTTGAGGTGAAGGTTCCGCAGTATTCTTTTTGCTTTTCTTGATACTTGTGCGGACTGGTTCTCCAGTATATTCACTCGTTGGAATTTTCTCATCCAACAACCCAGGCGAAGAACCACCCAAAGGTCGTCTCTTAATTTCAACAATTGTTTTATCAATTTCTTCGTTTCTTGCAAGTCGATTTGTGTCGGGTTCATTTAAAAAGAATTCTTTTGGATATGCTTTACCCGCATCCGAGTTTACCAAGAGGGCACCTTGTCCGTCTCTTGGATACTTTTGTACCTTATAACCCTTCGCAAGCATGTGCCCTACTGGATCTTGCTTACGTTTATCTTCATCACGCGGATCATTGAATCCTGTTTCGTTGTCTGCCTTTTTTTCTGGTATACCGCCGATTGAACCCATCATTATAGGTTCTTGTGCGTTTTCTCCGTCACGGAAAAAACCAACAACCCACGAACCGGGAACAAGACCCGTTGGGGAAAACCCTACCCCGCTTATTGCTGCACTAGTGATTGGTTGAATCGGATAAGCCCACGGCAAATCTTCTGTCTTTATCATACTTTTATCGTCAGTATGAAACCCTAATATACGAACTCGACATCTACCAAGCATTAGAGGGTCATCAACATCCTCAACAACACCTTGCCACCAAATGAAATTGTCTTTACCTATAAAGTTTTGCATATTTTATGTCGCATCCATGTTGCTTGTTGCTGGATATTCTTCTTGTACAGAATCCTTAGCAAGTTCCATATCCATTTGATATCCACCGTCCTGTTGGAAAAAATGTCGGACTGATGTTACCAAATATTTTCCACTAAGATATTTATCAGTTTTTTCATCATCTCCCGGATCACCAGGCTCTAAAGGTTCAAAAATAAGTCTTACAACATCCCCACATTTTCTTCTTGTGTCTCCTGCTGCATTTGCATATAATCTAGTAGTGTCATATTGTTTCATCTGAGATTTTCTTTTTAGAAACCACTTTTCATATTCATCATTGTCCTCAACAGTTTCTCCCCCGTGCAATTTGTTTTTTCGGTTTAGCCATTTATGTTTTGGTTTGAAGTCATATACAGTTGAATATTCAGCACTGAACTCGTCAGAATCCTTGATAAGTGGATAATTTTCTTCGACATGATTAATCTTATCCCATTCATCTTTGAGACTATATTCTACAAACTCATAATGCTTACGAACAATATCATGTGTCAGTATTTTTGAAGAGTACATTCCACTGTTTATTTCTTCTAATCTATTTCCCGGATCCGCAAACCTTAGTTCTTCTAAATTTCTATGTTCATAACCAACATCTCTTTGCCCCCTAACTGCACTTGCATTGGACATATCACGGTATTTTCTTGGATTCCACATATATCCCATTTCTGGTAGAGAAACATCAACCAACTTATCCAAAGTTGTAAAATGAAAACCGTCTCTGTCTTCATAAAATACAAAATTGCAAGCGTCTGAATTATCTACCGCTACTGCTCTTGCAGTCAACCAGTTTATGGCGGTAAGAGGAGACCAGTTTGGAATTATTATTTTCTTTTTTGTGTCTGTTGTTTTAACATCAACGGTTAACTCTTTATCTCCCACCTTTAGATAATCATCATATATTTCTTTTATGGTTTCATCAATTGTTCCATAAAATGATTTGCTTATTTTAGTATGAGAATCTTTAAATGTTTCCGGGGAAGTACCAGACAGAACTAACAATTGTGTTCTTCCTGCTGTCGTTACTAATTTGTTTCTGGTTGCGTATATTTCAAAGTCATATGAAACGTCATCTGCCCCAGACAACGCAAATACCACTTTTAATTTTTCTTTTTGCCCGAGAATAGGAAGATGTCTTGCAAGGTTGTGGGTATCAACAACACTTATCTCACAAGACATAGTGTTGGTAAATATATCTTCAAAAATACTACACGACACAAACTTAAACATCAATGAAATTTCCCCACCGTTGGGGGATGTCAACAAAAGATTCTTTAAGCGATAGTCTCTGGTTCCTTGGTGTTTCTCTGCCATTACAAATTAATCATCCTTTTCAGTTCAGTATCAATGTCAGGAATGAGTTCTTGTTTCAATATTTTGATAGTTCTTTTTTCTTCGTTTAGTGCTTCTTCGTAGTCGCGGTTTGTTACAGTAGAATGTGTAGATAAAATTCCATCTTCTGAAATGATATACGAATGTAGAATAGTATTTCCGAAAGTTGCAGCAGTTACATCGTACGGTGATTCGCCAGTTTGTCCAACCAACACTTGCTCTCCTGTCCCACCAGAAGGGGGTGTACCGTATGGATTTAATAAAACCCCGTTGTTGTCAACAAAATGATGCAATCCTTCTTTATGGAGGTCAACAATTCTAGAAATTGTACCACTGACTTCATCGTTGTATTGGATTACATCATCAACACTAAATGCTTTTGTGGTATCTCGTAATACCAATTTTCTTGTTGTTGGATCCCAACTATCAACAAAGCCCCGCACAGTCCTATCGTTGATATTATAGACATCAGAACCCTTGACAAAATTACTACCTGATAGGTTGTTTATATAATAGGCTTTATATGGGTATTTTTTGTTAAGATAATTTTCTAATGATCTACTACCCAAACACCAATCAAAATACGGATCGGTGATTTGGTTTGCTAATAAAATCACCCAGTGCATATCGACATTATCATAAAATTTATGTGCAATCATTTCTGGTGTTTCGCCGTCCTGAATAGCATACTCTTCAAACGCATTAGCATTGTTTAGTATAGAATTGTGGATGGAAACCCGTCTTAGAATATCTGTTGCTAATTTGAGTTTTCCATCCTTGTTGATGTCGTATCGGATTAAAGGAAATTTGTCGAAAAATGCCATTATTATGATCCATCCAACCATTTAAGGTCTTGACGTGCAAGAAGAGTCAATTCTCTAAATTCAAGTGTTAGTTTTAAACTGGTGGGGGCGTTTGTCCCATCGAAAGCACTCCATATACCAGCCCCAGTATAATCTACCTTTACAGACGTGCATGCACATCTTGCTATCTTTCCAATATATTGATTTTCTTTTCCATTAGAAAGAAAAAATGGTTGATATTCGGAAGGATAGTGGTATAGAGCGTGTTCGTCTTTGTATGCTGCTGGCGCAGAACTATACTTTAGAAACTTAATAATTTCATTTAGACTGTCGGAGTCTTTTTGGTTTCGGGGAGTGAAATCCCAAGAGAAACTATATTGTCTTTGCTCTGGTTCTTGAAACATAGTTTCTTTTCTTGGGTTTGTTACTCTGCCCATTTTATGGGCAACCAGTTTGTCAGCATTCTCCATTATCAACCTACCACCAAGTCCTGCAACCGTTGATCCTAGTTTTTGAGTACCAGCAGCAAAATTTCCAGTTACTGTTTCACCTAGAGCGGTCCTTTGGAATGAAACTGTTTCCCATGTCCAACCATCGCTCATTGAAATGGAATGCGGAAAAGGTAAAATAACATTTCCTTTTATTCCCCCAGTTGCCCTATCATAGGCTTCTTGTTTAAATTTTGCTTGTGCAGAAGCAGTCTCCTTCCCTGCCTTTTTTGAACCCCTTTCAGTGTCTGATGCCCGAGAAATTCCAATCTTTACTGAATCATCATTGGCTATACTACCACCCCTAGAAGCACCTCGCCGTTGAAATTCCATGTTGCTAGACAATTTTTGTACTTCGGCAGACACAACAGATGACATAGACTCCCCTCCCCCCCGTGAACTGCCGCCTAAAGACGTAGATTCGTCCATATAGGTTCTTAGGAAAAATACATGCTGGTGTTCTGGATTTGAACCAATATCAAAAGGATAAGATAGTGTTGACATTTATGCTCCTTTACATACATATATGTATGTCATATAAAGGGAAATTTTCCCCAAAGAACCCGAATAAATATACAGGCAACCCCATAAACATCATTTATCGTTCTTTGTGGGAACGTCGATTTATGGTGTTTTGTGATACCAACCCATCTGTGTTGGAATGGTCATCAGAGGAAATGTTCATACCTTATATATCACCAATCGACAATAAAAAACATAGGTACTTCGTTGATTTCAAAATCAAAGCAAAGAACAAAAGAGGGTTCGTCGAAACTCGTTTAATTGAGATCAAACCGAAGAAACAATGTAAACCCCCCACTAAACCGAAAAGAATGACAAAAAGATATATCACAGAAGTTAAAACGTGGGGGGTAAACTCAGCAAAGTGGGAAGCCGCAAAGGCATATGCAGAGATTCGTGGCTGGCACTTTCAAATTATCACCGAAGATACTCTCTTCGCAGGGAAAAAATAATGGCTAAAGATATACGACAGTATGATAGCATATTTGATGCCTTTCAGAATATCAGAGAGGATCTCTCTATTGTTTCTGACAAAACCACAGACACATATAGTTGGTTTAGAAAAACTGTCAACAACGGACTAAAAGACTATGATATGAATGAAATTCGTCAGCAGATCCTAACAGATCGGGGTCGTATTTCTAAGAGGCTGTTCGTTGGTAAACTCTATTTTTTCTTCTATAATGATCCAATATACAAGCACACCCTACCATACTACGATACCTTCCCACTCTTTCTCCTCCTTCGGAGAAGGGGGAAAACTATGTTTGGATTGAACCTCCATTACCTTAGTCCATCCCGAAGGATTGTTGAGTTTGTAAAAATGCTTCGATATACCACTAACCAAAGACTAGATACAACGACACGAATAGATTTACCATACGCAGAAATCAAAAAATCACAGAATTGGCGAATGCTTATGCCAACTCTTCGTCAATATCGAATAGATAGAGTGCAGGGAAACATTATCAACATTCCTGCGCAAGACTGGCCTATTGCAATCAATCTTCCGGTCGAACGATTCAAAAAATCATCAAAGAGTAATATTTGGCGACAAACTATCAGAAAAGGATCATTATAGATGGCAGGACTACGACTAAGTAGCAGCATTACAGAAATTTGGGGAGAAAGGGTTCTTAGAAAGAACAGATACGGAGTGTCTTTTTCTGGACCGGGAGTCGAGGGTGCATTGAAGCAAATGGGCCGAAGTGGGGGGAGCCTTCGGCGAAGGATATTAGAATTACTAATGAGAAATTGTGAAATTGCTTCATTGGTTGGTTCTTCTATGTCTACTTCCCCAAATAGAATTCACGGACCTGTGAGAGAAATGCCTTATGAAAGACTTTACTCTGGAGATTTGTCTCTTACTTTCCGAGAAACAAACACAACAAAGGTACGAAAATTCTTTAGTGCTTGGCAAGACACAATTTATGGCAGGACTAGTGGAAATTTTAATTATTATGAAAATTACATTGGATCTGTTGAAATTCACCAATACTCTGACGACGAGCAAACCAAAAGCATGTATGGTATCCGACTAAACGAAGTGTACCCCAAAAATATTCATGAAATGTCATTAGGATATGAAGAAAACAACTCATATCAAAAACAAGTTGTTGACTTTTCTTTTAGGAGTTGGGATGAAATTCCACGTTCGGAATTAAACCCTACGCCTCCACCCTCAGATGCAGGAAAATTCAACTCTGAAACTGATCGCACATCATTTACATTCAACCCCGGACAAACAGATCTGTCTTTTTGATTTGACATAGGAGATTATTATGGCTTTACCAAAACTAACTGTTCCTTATTATAAAACAAAACTTCCATCAACAGGAGAAGAGATTAAGTACCGCCCTTTCTTGGTGAAAGAAGAGAAAATTTTGATGCTTGCTATGGAGAGTGGTGATGATGACGAAATGTCAGAAGCACTCACACAAATCATCAAAAACTGCACCGACGAAAAGGTAGATCCTACTACCGCTCCTCTTTTTGATATCGAATATCTGTTTTTGCAGTTAAGAATAAAATCTGTAGAAGAAAAAACTGAGGTGATGCTTCGGTGTTCCAATAAAAATTGTAATATGAACACCAAAGCAAAAATTGATTTGTCAAGCATCAAAGTTAAAAATCTAAGGAAAAAACAAGACTTCAACGTGCAGTTGACTGATTCTGTCGGAGTAAAATTATCCTATCCCACCTTAGATATTACCAAAACTGAGATGCCAGAAAAAAACAAGACAGGGTTTCTTTTTGATTTTGTTACAAAATGTATTGTGAACATATATGATGAGGATCAAATATATAAGGCTTCAGAAACTACCAGAGAAGATATGGTAGATTTCCTTGAGAGTCTCACGACAGAGCAATTTGAAAAAATCACTGATTTTTTTGACAACATTCCGAAATTAGAACATAGTTTCAAGTTTAAATGTCCCCATTGCAAACAGGAACAAACGATAGTATTGTCGGGGCTAAAAGATTTTTTCTCCTATGCCTCTCCCACAACACCGTAGAAAGTTTACTTAGGGTAAATTTTTCGATGGTACAGCATCATAATTGGAACATAGAAGAAATAGAAAATATGATGCCGTGGGAGAGGGAGTTTTATGTCATTTTGCTAAATAAACATATTCAAGAAGAAAACGAAAGAATCCAAAAACAGAACCAGCGAATGAGATAAATGGACAAAAACGAAAAACAACTAAAAGATATCACCAAAGTACTCAAGGATCAAAATAAAATCCTTGAGAAAAATGTTAGTGATCCTATAAAAGATCAAGAGGGTGTTATTAAAGACACCAAGACAATTGTAACTGAAACACACGACAACATCACTTCATCCATTCCTGAGAGGGAAAGTCTGGACATCAAAAGAGCGAACAAGTTTAATGATCTTGCAGAAGATCTTCAACATAAATTCTCATCTTTTGATGCCGAACAGATTTCAAATCTTACTAACTTCGGTGCAGTAGTTGAGAATGCTACAGCAAGAGTAGAAAAAATACAACAAGATTCTTTTGCTGGTATATCGGAATCTCTTACTGAATCTTTTGCCACCTCATTGAATTTTGTTGATAGGTTGTCATACAGAATACACGCACAAGCCGATCAAAATATTAGAAACATGAACGAAGCAGTTTCTTCCTTTGATATGATGCAATCTAATGCTGGTAAGTTTCTTGAAACACGAATGTTAGAACTCTCCAACCAATTGCTTACAGCAGATCATAAGCAAGCAGTACACATTAAAAACGAAATGCTTGCATTACGAAAACATTCAAAGAAATTACACGGACATGAACGAGACAGAATGGAAGCGATGCACGGTGCTATGGCAGATGGGATGGAAAATCTCACCGACAAGACCTCTATATTCAAACAAGCATTGTTTGATTCTCTCCCAACAATGGACAGTCTTGCAGAGAGGATGCTTGGAGGAGGAATTTTTGGTAAGTTTGCAGGGAATGTAATTCGTTCGGTAAAGACAAAAAAACAACAAGAAGCAGCAACAAATATTGCTATGGAATCTGCAATGCAAAAAGATTTCATCGAGGATGGTTTATCTGAGGCGAAAGGTGCAGCAACAGATATTGCTATGGAATCTGCAATGCAAAAAGATTTCATCGAGGATGGTTTATCTGAGGCGAAAGGTGCTGATGTTATAATGGGCGGTACTGGGGAGTTGTCCGAAGAGCAAGAACAAGAAGTGGTAGATGAGCAGGTTGCTCTTCTCCGTGAACTTTCAAGACAAGGAAGTTCGTTATCCGAAGAATCAGACAAACAAACGCTATTATTAGAAGAAATAAATGATTCGGATTCAACCGATCAGACAGAACAAGAACTTTTAGATATAAACAAACAGGCTCTTCTAGTATCAAAAGAACAGTTGGCGGTTGAGCAAGAAGAAAAAATACAAAACAAACAGAACGGAATAGACAGGAAAGAGAGTCTAAGGGAACGTCTTCGACTATCAGCCAAAAGACATAAACAGTCTCTTAAGGCGAAAAGGCGAGCAGCAGGGAAAGACGGCGCGGCTGGCGCCAGTGGCGGAGGAGGAATGTTCTCCGGTCTTCTATCAAGCGGGCTTGGTAAAATGGTTATGTCGATGGGAGGATCTCTTGTTGGGATGCTTGGTGCCATTGTTCCTCTTATCATTCCTATTCTTGCCGGGGCTGCGATGATTGCTGCTCTAGCAGCGGTAGTCTGGGCCATTGTTGATCTGGATTCCCTTAAAGACACACTTGGAATCACTGACGCACAAGATGAAGTTTATGAAGAACAGACTGCTATATTTGAAGATATTTCTTCAACAGATGTGGCAGGAACAGATGGTTCGGGGGTAATGAAAACCAAAAGTGGAAAAACTTTATATCGAAACCAAACTACTGGAGGGATCGAAGCATATAGCGATGAAGAGTATGCTAAAATGGAAGAGAAGGCATATGAAACGGGCGATGATGCATTTTGGGAACTTGCTCCAATTAGAGACACAAAACAATCTGGAAAATCAGTAGAGTTTGAAGAGGGAGAAGATTTAGAAAATTTAAGATTGGGCAACCTATCTCTTGATGAAGCAACAGAAGCAATAAACCGTTCACAAATAAAAGATGGGAACAGGAAGGTGTATCTTGGATTATTATCTAAGGTCATTTCCTTAGACGACACATTTAGAGATCAATATGAAAACTATATCACCACTGGCGATCTTCCCGGTTCTGTAGTTGGGAAAGGCCCTGCATGGAGCAATTGGGGAGTAATGTGGTCTGCTAATTTTCAAGGTATTCAAGACGAAGTGGGTCATAGATTCAAAGGAGGAATGATAACAGAAGAGCAAAAAGATCTTTTATACGGTTTGTCTCCCTTCCTCGAAGAAGGATTTACGCATTCTTTCGATGAACCTTGGATGTTATATGAAACATACGGAGAATTAAATTTACCGGATGTAACTTTAGAGTCGGAACCAGCAACTTTTGGCGAAGCACCTTACATAAACAGCGAAAACAAAGATATTCAGATTGCATATTCAAATGCACTAACAGAATATCACACTGGAGGTTTGGTAAGAGGAAATGCTCCAGATATTCCAGCAATATTGGCTCCCGGTGAGTTTGTAGTAAGAGCAGAAGCAGTAAAGAGACTTGGTTTAAGAACCATTGAATCGATAAACAATCTTTCTTCGGTTCCTCTCCCATTAAGCAAACTCGCAAAATTTGAAAAGATGAAGAAAAAAGAGACTATCGGGTACAATATTAATTTTAATAAAGATATGTACGAGACGGCGACTCGTAAGACGGCGACTCGTATTGAAGAACTTCCCGGTATATCCGCGACGTTGTTGGGACTAGAAGAGCAAAACAAACAACTCAAAGAAACAATAGCATATAATAAAGAATATAGTGAACCACAACCAAACATAAACCAAAACATAACAAGCGTGAGCAATAACAACACAACATCCGTAACTCCTCCAAATCCGCACTACAACGAATCCGCACTTCAAAACTTACGCGGAAACAGAATGAGATCCATTACCATATAAAAAGGGACCTGGATATCCAGGTCCCCTTTCTCCATCAACCAAAAGGTAAAAATTACCCTTCGTTAGCCAATCTCTCAAAATACGAGAGGGCATCGTCGGACTCACCACTATCCACCGAGGGAGTATCAACGGCCGAAGACGATGAAGTATCTTCGGACTGGGCGGAGGCACTATAATCAAAATCTTCTGCACGACTAGCAGAAACACTACCACCACCAACAACCTGATCAAACCGGGTTTTCAGTTCGTCATACGACTTGAATTTAGATACATCCGTAAACTCTTTGAGAGGATATTGCTTCTTCCAAAGAGTCTCCAACTTTTCATCATCACCATCAAAAAGAGCCGATGGTGCTTCAAACTCACTCTTGTCGTAATTAATGAACCCTGCAACCTTGCGTACCTTCAATTTAAAGTTTGCACCTTGCCAAAAATCAAACGGATTGACTGCATCTTCGTCTTGGAATTCTGGGTTCATTGCTTCATTAATCTTATCAAAAATCTTCTTCCCGAACTTATAGAGGAAGATTTTTCCTTCGTTTTGAGGATTTGCTGGATCACTCACAACAAGAATATTGGAAGTGTAAGACAACTTACGTTTACGATTTCGAGCAATGTCCTTGTCTGACTCGACACCACTATTCCAGAGGGCACTATTCGCCTCACAGATAGGGCATTTGAGCCCAATTGTGGTGGGACAGTTGTCAATCAACCAACCACCCGGACCCTTAAATCCATGAGAGAAGGTACGGGCCCAAGGAACATCTTCTCCATCAACCGCAGGAAGAAAACGAATAACAGCATAACCATTACTCGATTTATCTAGTTCTGGACGCCAAAAACGATCGTCTTTATATGACTCCGAACCCTTCGAGAGTTTATTCATTTCTTCGGTGAGTTTATTAAAGCCGCCTCGTGAGTTCTTCTTAAAATCTGCAAATCCCATAATACATCTCCTTTTGTTGTGTACGATATGTACGGTGTATTCGACTTATGCTTAGTATACGTTATTTATGCTACGAGTCAAGGACTTTCCCCAATAAAATCTCTCGATATTTATTGAGATTTACAATCGTCACAAAAGACTCATATTTTACACATCTCTTTTTAATTCCCCCCCAAAGATAATCATCTGGCATATCCCGATCAAACTGATCAAAGAAGCCAAGTATTTTGTTGAGTATAATAAAAGTTTCGATACTAATATCTTCTCTGACTAACAGGCGCATCAAAAGTGGGTGACGACCATCTTCTACTTTGAACACATCTTCAAATGATGTCATTTCCTTTACAATAATATTAGAGTCTTCTGAAAATACCATTGATAGGGATTCGGTGCGTCTTTTCCATTGTGTGTATATCTGCTCGGCTGAATCATCAAACAATTCACCAACCCAGAAATTACCCCTCACCACAAAATTAGATACAAGAAAATCAAAAACATCTTTACCGTGTTCCCGAGCCAATTTGTCGAAAAAATGTCTGTCTTTTCTATTTAAAAATGTTTTGGTGTTGGCTTTAGTTTTACCGTTGAATCGAATGTAGTCATATGAATCTTTGGTGAAATGTAATTTCAAACTAAGATACACACAAAATACATCATAACCATTCATCACACAGGTAATCTTGCCCCTCTTGGGAGTAGATTGATGGATTCGCCCTCGGCTCGGATCTTCTCGATAATTGGTTTGGTAAGAAATTTCGCTGCTGCCTCTGGTTCAATGTTGTTTTGTTCTGCCACTTCAAGAACAGCGTCCATATAGTGTCCACCATTCTCTTTCACATAATTCTCTATATCATTGATAAATTTGGTTGGATCTTGGAATATCATAATGTCCTTTCTGTGTGGTTATAATAACACAATAAACGAACCGGGTCAAGAGGATTATACATAGATATATAGACCCTAACAAGGAGGCAGATTATGTCTGATACCGACAACGATGTTGTCTTGAATGCCGGTTCAGGTGGACCAAACATTAAGACACAATATGAACCAGCAGCATCTGGTTCGAGTGCTGGGCACTACCAACTGATGATGATGGCATTTGACGGATCTAACGCAACCGCTGATGTTGCTTCTAGATCTAATCCATATCCCGTTGACATTCCAATCGGAGAAACTATTGTTGGTGGATATATCCAAGACATGTATTCTGCTCTTACCGCCGATGGTGCGGGAGGAACAGCGTTTTACGTTGATATCAGTCCGGCTAGCGAAATTACCGTATCTGCCATTGTTGAAGATTTAATAATTGGTATTACTACTGAAGGTTCATTCGCTCAAATTGGTGTATATGGTACTGGTGGAACTGCTGTTGGAATAACAGGTTCTGTTTATATTTTAGACACTGCATCAGTAACAGGAACAGTAGCAGTTGATTCAACTTCCCTTATAGGAATTAGTGGATCGCCCGATGTAATCTCTACAGTGGGTATTCCTGTTTTTGGTACTGGTGGGACAGCAGTAGGAATAACTGGTTCTGTTTATGTTCTTGACCACGCATCAGTAACAGGTGATGTGGCTGTTACTTCGATGCCGGCAGTCGATGTGAACATCTCCACTGGCATCACCAATGGTTCTTTTGTTGGAGATTATACGTCAGGAATAGTTGTCGGTAGTGGTTCGTTGTCGAGTGGTGTTCGAGTCACAGCATTTAGTACCGGAATAAGTACCGATTACGTTTATGTTGGTGCTACACTAGCATATGGTTCAGAAAGTCTAACAGGATATGGTTTCCCATTAAGAGAGATGGAGTCGGTATTCGTCGAAGTCAACAATCTCAGTAAGGTATATGTAATATCAGATAACACATCTGTTGATATTCGTTGGATAGCAAGTTAATAGATGTCACAATATAAGTTCAATCCAGCAAAAAAGCAGGATATCTTTCATGATCAGCAGATAGACACCCCGCTCAAAAAGCATTCAAAAATCTACCCAGCAAATGACTGTTCTATCTCAAGAGAGAATCCAAATCGAAAACTACCAGATTCTAATGTGCTGGTTGCTGGGTTTGATGCAACTGGTAAATTCAATCACATTATTCCATCAGGAACCACGCATGGATATTGGACTCTTGCAGGCATAAACCCCACCTCACCAGAAGATGGTGCGGGTGCAAGTGGTGATTATGTTGCACGAATATTGATGGATTTTGATTTGGAAGATGCAGGAATTACTCTGGGGGATGCTATCGAGAGAGCATCTCTTCAGTTGACCGTATTCCAATCAAAAACAATCAACGATTCAAACACATATAATTTTGATTTCTTCCGATTTCATCCAGGCACCACAATTAGTAGTGTAGGGTATACTAATCTGTTTACAAAAAATGCAACATGGTACGAATATGACTACAGCGGTACAGGATTAACCACAGGAACATATGCCACTGGAGATTTTTCGGCGACGGACAGCAATCACGGAAACAATAGATGGGATTACCAAGGGCTTGGAACTACAGGATCGACAGCAGAACATGAAGGTGGGGGAGATACCGGACAATGGGTTGATATTAGTGGTGGAACTTCATCGTCTCAAAGTGATTCATATTCAGATCATATTTACAAATACGCGATGGAGATGTCTCGGTGGGAAATTGTTGGTGGAGAGATGATATACCTTGATCTAACAGGTGCTGCAAGGGATGCCCTAGCAAACTATGAAGGAAAATTGCGTTTGATGATAAGACTAAGAGATGAACACCTCTATGACGGTACAGACACAGAGGCATTCATCTCTTTTTATTCGTCTTCGTATATGAAAAATCCAAGCAACTTTTCCCAATCAAAGGGTGCTGAGATACCAACCTTGTCGATTGATTACTTCGACGTTACTTGAGTTTCTTTTTATTTTTGAATATTCTCTGTGCTTCTTTCCGAAGTTCCTCTCCAGAAAAACCCCGTGCTTCTGCTTCCTTGGTCGCTTCTTCTAAAAGTTTCTTGTTCTTTGCACAAGAAGAACATCCGCCAGATTTTTGTGGTTTCATATCATATCTTTCTTGGATTGTTTTTTTTGCTTCTTCGATAGCAGCAGCATCATCGTATCCCTCTGCTTTTTTATTTTCAATCTCCTCTTGGAGTTCTTTCCGCCGTTTCTCGCACTCCGTGCATCCCTTTTTTTCTTGAGTTGGTTTGATAAGATAAGAATCAACACCTTCAATTCTCAACTCAATTTGCTGTTTTCGTTCGGATTCTTCTTCTGTGTTGGGTTTGTAGTCACTAAACCCTGGCATATGACGGGGACAAGACAGAAATGGATGATCTAATTTAGTATACTCTTCATCATCACCATTTAAGAATACTGCTGGTTTATCTCCACATCCGCATTCTCCGCATATAAATCTACCCATTTTCACCGAACTGGGGCGAAGAGCAGGGCACACTTTAATAGTTTCACCATCACCAAAACAACTTAACAGTCTAATGTCTTTGGTGGTAACATCAACCCGCTTACCCGACATACCCTTCGACCATTTAGCCTTGAGGTAGTTTCCAATCATACTTAGATTCATTCCATCTCCATTTCATCGTAGAATGTTTTGATGTCGTTATATAGACCTTCGACATATTGAATTGGTTTCTTCTTGAATACCTGATTGGTTCCGTTTTCATTAGCAATAATGATTACGACATTCTCAATCTTTATTCCTGTCTTTTCTTGGAACATTATAGCATACGCAGTTGCTTGGTGAAAATAATTTGTAATCCAATCTTCTTTTTTGGGTTTGGTACTGCCCTTAAAATCAATAATAGACAGTTCCCCATCAAATTCAGCAACACAATCAACTCGCCCAGCCAATGCAACTGTTTCTGACCATAAAGCCACTTCTTGTGCATAGACATTGTCAATGCGATCTAGTTCTGGTTGTATTTGTTTGAATAAATCAACATTGACTGGGTTTTTGTCGCCCCAAAAATCTTCTTCGTTATTGATGTAATCCTCTATTAGGCTATGGAGTTCATTGCCTCTATTGAGACATCGAGTCGATTCGGCTTTGTTGTCTGGATTCTCGCGCCACTCTTTAAAGAAGGCTCTTTTACTCCATCCGGTAACTGTTGTTACACTCGGTAGCCACATACCTGTCGGAGATTGATAAAACCTCAGATCGTTCTTTGTCTCAACAGGCAAAGAATCAAAATCAGTGTCTAATTGTATGTGGTTGAATTTTTTTTCACTTATCATCATAAACATTATACCTCATTTCATAGCGATGTCAATTTTTTTGTAGAAAGTTCAGACATTTATCAGCCTATGTTTTCTACCCACACATAAATACATGTGTTGCCATTTCAGATTACTTTCATGACCTTAAGGACAGAACCGGAACCCTGTCCTTTTTTATTTAGCATTGTTATATGCAAACTGTATCATCTGTTTCAATCCATCCATAGATCCGTTTATCTTTTCTTTGAATAAGATTTGATTCTCTTCAGACAGTAATTCACAAACGTCTATCAACACTGAAGCACTGTTCTTTTCTAGAACCATTGATTCGTCTCCGATTGTGATTTCTTCTGGTGTCTCAGAAGTCACAACCCATTCGCTGATATTATATACGTCTTCTGTAAGTTTACCACTTCTTTTTTTCATATATTTTGCAACTGTTTTGTGTGATTTAGATACACTACCAGTAGGTAAGAGAGTAAGGATTACTTTTTTACCTACTACTTTTACGTTTGCTGTTGCGGAATTCGAGACATCATATGCAAACTGTTTTGCGTTCTTTTCAGATGGAAATATAAATGTCATTGGTCTAGTGGCAACCTTTTCTTTAAGGTTGGTGTTTAGTGACTCATCCAAATACATGTTAGTATATTTGGAATCTAATTGTTTCTTGTATTTTTTCTCGATGTATTTTTTTATTTTTAGCAGATTCTTTTCTGGACCAGAAAAACCAATATCAAAACCAACCCCACCAGAACCAGATCCGCTAAATTCATTTTTGAAGCGGCGCTCTAAATCCTTTTGGATTTCTCCACCCTCATCCCCAAAATAATCAATGGTAAACTGAAATGCAAGATACCAATTTTCCTTCTCGACCACTATTGCTTCTTTTAGTTCATTGAATTTTTTCATATATCTGCCCTTGTAACATTTAAAAGTTTTTCTACTTGGAGATTACATTGTGCTTCTCTCTGGCCACCTGGCCAGTAGAGGTAGTCTTTATTCTTGTTCTTTTTGAGATTAACAAGAAGGGGAATGACTATTTTTTCAACTTCTAGCATCTTTGCTTTCATTAGATTTTCATACTCTGTTTTTACTGCGGTTGTGCCTTCGCACGTTGAATGCATCGCAATAATTTGAGACAATTTGTTTTGAATGTCAAGAATCTCATCAACAGATGCGGTTTCGGCGTCTGCTCCTAAAAGGTTCCCCAGTTCATTTTCATCTGCTGCTGTAAATCCAAAGTCAAATGCGTTGTTGGTGTATTCTTCCGGGATGTCGTGTTGAAAATCACTCATTGTGTGTTATACCTCGCCCCTGTTCTGTCTACGGATCTATCTAAATTTTCATGGTACCTTTTGGGTACGGCACCACCGTGTTTTATGTTATTTATTATATCTTTGAAGCCTGGATGTGGTTTTAGATTGCTGTCGTATCCACCAACGGGGGCAGTAAAAAACCCCTGTTCTACTTTTTTCTCTGCGCATTGGGGGCACGGTTTTTTTGTTGGTTTCTCACGATTGCTGATTGTGTGCATTTCATCAAACCTGTACCCACACGCTTTACATTGATATTCATAAGTTGGCATACACACTCTCCTACCGTTTATCTATATATTCAACCACTTCTCCCACATTTTAGAACCATTTTTGTCTAACCCTATAAGTTGTAGAGTTAACCTTTTTGGTTTTGTTGGTTTATTTCTTAAAGACATATTACATTCTTTTAGAGTTTTGTTCCCCTTCTTAATATTACATGATGAACATGCGGTAGTTAGATTTGTCCATTGTGTTCCTCCCCCTTTGCACTTTGGGTGAATGTGATCTATTGTTAATTTTTTGGGATTCTTTGAATGATACCCACAATATTGACATGTATATTTGTCTCTTTTGAATATGTTTGTTCTTGTGGGTGTAGTCATGTCTTCAGAATAAGGAAGATAAACATAACGAACAAGGACGATTGCAGCGGGAAGTAGGTATTCCCCATCAATCGTCCTTATTGAATAAGATTTGTTGTAGTTGTACGGTTTCTTCGCTTTTCCATTTTCAAGCAGTTTGATTGCCTTTTTCCATCCTATAACTTGAAGAATTTCCTCACTTGAGTTTAGCAAGAGGACATTTTTGTTCATTCATTTCCTTTCTTTAGAATAAATATTTTCGTTTTTTAGGTTCTTCTTTTTTCACATTATCGTGCATACGACTTCTTCTACTAGAGCAGGATCGATCTTCTGCTTCTTCCTGTCATTCCAAAACGCCACTACTTCACGGGTGTTTGCTACACCAATACGCTTCAACTTCAACTTACCCTTGATCATATGACCAAGCACATCCAAGACGAACTTGAATGGGTCGTTGTGCTTATCTGCTAGTTTGATAAGGATAGGGTTTTTCTCATACGAAGCAGGATAGGTTGCAGAAGAAGCGTCTGTGATGTATTGCTTGAAGGATTTCACCTTCCGTACTCGACCTTCTTGACTTTTCCGCCATTCGACTCAACGTCGTCGGTGAATGTCTCGACGTACTTCTTGAGAGTCCGTCTGTCTTTGGCTGGTTTATACTGTACAGGAGGAATCATCGAGTGGGTCTTTTGGTTTCTATCATCTACCCAAGTGATAACGGCTCTTTCGCCATCCGACTTTTCAGTGGTGCCGCCTCTTCCACCAGAACCCTTTAGGGATGTCTGTTTGAGATAGCCGGTTTCCTTTGCCCAGTCGATATATTCTCGGAAGGACTTCATTTCACCAACTTGTTGTTCTTCGCAAACTTCTGTGCGCCTGCTACGTTCCTATGACTACCGAAGTATGAGAACAACTTCTGTCCACTCCCTCGCTTGGGGTTGCTGATGATGCCCATAAGCACACCGTCTTGACCTTTTCTGTCTGCGTCCTTGGTTGCAACCACCACAAACTTGCTATTGCCACCGAGGACAGAATCAGCAGACCATAGGATTTCGTTGGGAGTCAACTGCTGGAACTTCTTCTTGACTTCTGGGCTTGGGGGGACTTCAAA